CACGAATGTGTTAAGGCACATGACAAAGATTTCCGAGAAAATAATAAAGAATTTAAAGAGTGACAGTATAGCGTGTACACCTGATATAATATTGGATGTAGCGACAATATCATCGAACAATGACGCTAATATTGGTGGTATAATTGCTGGGATATATAGTGAGCTCGGTGGAGATGGTATAGTTACAGTGGAGAAGTCACAGACAGAGCTGACATATACGCAAACTACAATGGGGCTGAAGATAGATAGGGGGTATACATCTCAGATGTTTATAAACAACCAAGAGAGGGATGAGTGCATATTGGATGATGTGTATGTGTTGGTGTCAGATGTAGAGATAACGAACATACTTCAGATAGAAAGCATACTTAAGCCAATAATAACCAATGGCAATAAGTTACTAATAATATCACCGTGTGGGGCGAATGTAGTAAACACATTGGCTGCAAATGTCATGAAGAACAGTTTGAAATTATGCGTCATACAGCCACCGAATTTCGGATACAAGCAACATGAGTTAATGCAAGACATTGCTGTAAGTGTTGGAGCCACATATTTCAGCGAGAAGACTGGTGATGACTTGAGTCATATGACATTTGAGGATTTGGGTCACGCAACCCGGGCAATAATAAATAATTCAAAGACTATTATTGTTCGTTCAGACAAGAAGTCTAACAATGGTGTTATATCAGAAAGGGTTGAGCAGCTAAGGAACGCATATGATGTTGCGACTAAAAAATCCGACAAGGACTTTCTTATGGAGAGAATTGCATCGTTGATGGGAGGCATAGGGGTTATATATGTTGGTGGTAATACTGACTTAGAGCAGAAAGAATTATATGACAGGGTTGAGGATGCGGTATGTGCAGTACGTTCTGCCATAGAGGAGGGCGTGTTACCTGGGGGAGGTGTTGCATTATACAACCAAAGTTTTAGAGATATACCGGAAAAAATAACTGATGAGAATGTAGCGGAACGAATAATATGCGAGGCATTACATGCACCAATAAAGCAAATACTATTGAATGTTGGCATTGACTATAGATTTATTTATGATAAAATTAAGCGCAATAAATCAGAAAACAGCATTGGATACAATTTAAAGACTGAGGAGGTTGGTGATTTAATAAAGATGGGTGTAGTGGACCCATTAAAGGTAACGAGAATAGCGTTACAGAATGCTATCAGTGTAGCTACAACTATACTTAGCACAAATGCGGTGATAACAATGGCTAGAACTTACGATACAAAATAGATGGCAGAGTTAATATTAATTTTAATAGCAATAGTAGCAGTTATATTATTAATCCCTACGGATAGTAATTCAGTAAAAGACAGATTAACATCTAAGGGGTACAAGTATGTATACATTAGTTACAAAAAAGGTCCATGGCATAGTATTGCATATGTTAACCATATTAACCTAAAGGAAAGAACAGCAGTTAGAGTGTTTTCGTGTATAGGGTATTTTAAAGTTAAAGCGATATGAAACCAATAGGAAAATTTTTAGTAATAAAGGACGTAGTTGAGGAGGTAAAGACCCAGTCAGGTATATTGCTATCTAATGATGATGTGGCTAGTATGCGTTATAAGAGAGCTGATGTCATTGAGAGCGGTACCGCAGTTGATAACATAGTGTCTGGAGATAAAATATACTATGACAAGTCAAGTGCATTTACTATGTTGATAGATGGACAGCAGTATACAATTATACAAGAAAGAGATGTTGTTGTGGTAGTTTAGTCATAGACCCCATCTAGGTCTGTATTTGGATTCATCTTTTTCTTTTTTATTATTTCGTTCATATTTATTATCATATGTTTGTACACCTTGTCACTAAATCCTACTTTTTTTCTAAACATAGGGTTGTGGCAAGGTGATGTAGGGATTTCATCCCCGTTAACTTTATTATAAATGGATATGCATAGTCTGATAGATTTGTAGGACAGTTTATAGATGGTATTGGTTCCTGTTTTTTTTATAAATATATCGATCCATCCATCATTTATCATATTAACAAGTCTTTTCTTGTCCCACATAAGGACATTGTCTAGTTCTTCAAATTTCTTTAATGTAAAATATTTTTCAGAATAAAGAAACAATATAAGGTCTAGTTGTTGTTGGTTTAGCCCGTATTTTGCACGGACAAAATATCGTATTACTGACCAATATTTTAAGAAATCATTTTTTATGTTTTGCATTAGATTTAATTTATTACTTTTGTATCACAAATATATAAAATTAATATCAGTCATTCAAATATCTAATGGTAACAAGACACAAAGGGTTAGGCGATACAATTGAGATGATAACTGTTTCTACAGGAGTAAAAAAACTTGTAAAAAAAGCAACAGAAATTATGGGCGTAGAAGACTGTGGATGTAATAAAAGGAAAGATACATTAAATAAGATTTTCCCATATGGCAAGTAAAAAATATATGGGAGTTGGGGAGTTGGTAAACAGATTATCTGTCCAGGTTGGTAGCAGAGATTTTGCAATAAAACTATTACAAAAAAGAGGTCACTTGGGTATAGATGGTAAAACACTTACATCTGAGGGAGAGAAAAGGAACAATATGACAGCAGAGCAGAGGGCTATTGATAGAGCCTCTAAAAGATATAATAAACCTAGAGAAAACTTTAAATATAACCCTGATACAAATGCGGTTATGAAATTAAAAAATATTAATTAAAAAATAAAATGCCAAGTCAAAAACTACAACCATCAAGAGCCTTATCTGTAATTCCGTCAGATAATGCTAATGTCCCATATCCTGCTGTAGTTACATCAGGTACAAATACTTCTACAACTGCATTGGAGCTGATAAACTCTGCTGCTACATTTATAACTTCAAAAGTAAAGCCACAGGATATTGTTTATAATATAACAGACTCCACGGCAGCAACGGTATTAACTGTAGATAGCGAAACCGTGCTTACGCTTAATGCCAATATATTTACAGCAGATCCAAAGTCGTATATTATTTATGATGCAGAAAGCCCAAATGAAGGCTCTGTATTATATGTAGGGGGAGCAGGAAACCTAAATGTAATGACGGCTGCTGGAGATACTGTTTTATTTACAGGGCTTTCGGCAGGATCATTTGTTCCTGTTCAAGTCGTAAAAATACTTTCAACAAATACTACAGCAACATTAGTTTTAGCTCTTTGGTAATATGAATAGTACTATGCTAGCAATAGGTATTGCTATAGGAATGTCAGATAATTCAGGGGGGAATCCTGCCGGGGTAAATTATTTACTTGTCCAAAATGGGGGGTTTATGTTGCAACAAAATAATTTTAAAATAGAACTATAATGCCAAATCAAAAAATAACTGACCTAACCCCATTATTAGGGGTAAATGTAGACAGCTTAGATGTCCTGCCAATAGTTGATGTCTCGGCAAATGAAACAAAGAAAATAAGCGCTGCTGAGTTAATAATAGGCTTAGGCATAGATTTGAAGGTTGATGAGAATGCAGCTATTGTCGGTGCAACCAAAACTAAGATTACTTATGATGTTAAAGGATTAATAACTACTGGGGCAGATGCCACAACATCCGACATAGCCGACACTACCAATAAAAGATATGTTACTGATGCTCAATTAGTAATTATAGGGAATACAAGCGGAACTAATACTGGGGATAATGCGACAAATTCACAATATTCAGGATTGGCGGCAAGTAAGCAAGATACTTTAATATCTGCTACTAATATAAAGACTATAAATTCAATTTCACTTTTAGGAAGTGGAGACATTGTTGTAGGAGGATTATCTGCAATAACTACAATAGGTGCAGTTCCAAATGCCAATGGAATGACCATTGTAGGTTCTACCTTAAATTTGCAACCAGCGAGTGTTTCTTTTGGCGGTGTCGTTACAACGGCAGCACAAAGCTTTGCTGGTAGAAAGACTACAACTTCTGATATGACCATTAACACTTTATTTGCTGGGTTAGGGACTGGAAGCATAGCTACAAATACTACCTTTGGTTTTGAGGCGTTAAATGCAAACACGACAGGTTATGAAAATACTGCTATTGGGTATCGTGCATTAAAAACACAAACTACTGGTTATTATAATACTGCAATAGGTTCTAGTTCACAACGCTCATTAACAACTGGTACAGATAATACTTCTGTTGGATGTTTTGCTAAATTCTATGGTACGACTGGAAGCAATAATACTGGGTTAGGTTCTATGGCACTTTTTCAGGGTGGTAATCTTAGTTGTACGGCAGTAGGTTCGGGTGCTGCATATAATTGTCAAAATAGCTATAATACTGCAATAGGGCATCAGGCATATTATACAAATGCTTATGGTACTAGTAATGTAGCGATAGGTTGGCAGTCAATGCTTAATAGTTCAAGTGGAGACTCAAGTTGTGCGGTTGGGAGAAATTCATTAAGAGATAGTACAGGAAGCAATAATTGTGCTTTTGGAGATGCATCTTTAAGAAACTTAACCAGCGGTGTTTTTAATACGGCACTCGGTGCAGCAAGTCAAATAAGTGCAAATGCTGGTACGTATAACACATCTGTTGGTAGTTATAGTTTGAATGCTTGTAATACTGGAGGGTATAATGTAGCGATAGGCAGTAATTCGCTAAACGCTTGTAATTCGGGAAATTATAACGTAGCCGTAGGAAACCAAGCATTATCTTCTACAACGTCAGCATCTAATAACACAGCAATAGGTTATCAGAGTTTACTTGCCAATGCAAGTGGAACAAATAACTCAGCATTAGGATATTTAACGACTGCTACAAATTTTAGTGGTTGTGTCTTACTTGGTGCTTCTGCAACTGCAACGGCAAATAACCAATTTGTTGTAGGAAGTGTTGGTACGGTAGCTGGAGCAGTAACCCCAGCAGTAAATACATCAACACAATATTGGAATGTAGTAATTAATGGAGTAGCACAAAAAATATTATTAGCATAATGAGTAACACATATACTTGGACAACCACATCGTTGTTAACCGAAACTATAGGAAATGAAACAGATTACGTTGTAATAGTTAATTACGATGTATTAGGCATAAACGATACTGATAATAAGTACCAATGCTCTTTATATTTTACACAAGAATTAACGGTAATTTATGACCAACCTGATTATATTCCATATGATGAATTAACAAACGAAATTGTTATTGGATGGGTACAAGAAGCACTTGGTACTTACGCTATTCAGAATATATATATATCAATTGATGGAAATATAGAAAGTCAAATTAACCCACCAATAGCACCTGTAAACACACCTTTACCTTTTTAAATATGGACGCAGAAAATTCATTACAAATTATTGAGCAAGCACTTAATTTAGCGACAACTAAGGGATGTTACAATCTTGCAGATGCCTCAGCTATTATTAACGCATTACAAAGCATTAAACAAGCCTTAGAATCGACAGATGCACCAAAACCTTAATCAATCAGTATTTAGTTCTTGGTTGCTATTCATAGCTGGATTAACTTCTACATTAATGCCCATAGTTCAATTTTTATGTTTTATTGCTGGGACAATTGTTTCAGTTTTGGCAATTATAACTTGGTTAAAAAAGAATAATAGTAACAGATGATAAATTTAATATTAATGATTGTAGCAAGTTTAATGGCGTTTATTTTAATGCCAATATCTTTAGTGTACGGATTAATTCGTTCAATCTTCCACAAAGGGTTAAGTTATTATTTTTGGCAATGTGCTTTAAGTATTGACCAAACAGGTAATACGGTTTGTCAGTTTTTATTGAATGATTTTATGATAAAACCAAATGGTCATAGATGCGGAAACCCCGATGAAACAATTAGTTATGTACTAGGTATGAACAAAGCTAAAGGAACACTTTATCCATTGGGGAAAGCAATAGCAGGAATATTAAATTTAATAGAACGTAATCATGTTGAAAATGCAGTTAAAAACGAACAATAAAACAATAAGACCTTTCACTAAAAAAGCAATAGTAGCAGAAACCCCCGATTGGGCGAAATGGACGTTTAGAGTAGTATTCGCTTTGACTACAGTTGCAGCGTTTATTATAGCAGCCGATCCAAGTCTACACGATGACACCAAAGTAAGATTAGGGGTATATTTAAAAGGTTTAGATATGTTTGTTTTTACCCTGTCAAAAATGTTCGGAGTTGCAAAGTAATGGATGAAGATAACGATTGGTTCCCCGACCACGCAATATGATAACAACAGAACAAGCCATTAAGAAGTACGGCAAACCGAACCAACAAGGAACGTATTTAGTTTCAATTAAGTTGCCTTACCCTATGCGTTTGGCGTGGGATAAGAACACAAAGGTTACAACTATGCGATGTCATAAAGCGGCAGCAGACCGTTTTCAGTTAGTATTCCAAGATTTGCTAAATGCTTACGGATATGAAAAAATTGTAGAATTAGGTATTGATTTATTTGGAGGTTGTTTTAATTTTCGTGCAATGCGTGGAGGTTCTGATTATAGCCGACACAGTTGGGGAATAGCAATAGACTTAGACCCTGAAAGAAACCAATTAAAAGAAACAAGTAAAACGGCAAGATTTGCCCGACCTGAATATCAAAAAATGATTGATATATTTTATTTGAGAGGTTTTATTTCTTTAGGAGTAGAAAAGAATTACGATTGGATGCACTTTGAATGTAAGGATTAACTATATTTGTAGTTCTGTTTGACGGCAGATGACTTTTAAGAACTAAAACCCGTAACGATGCTTGACTGTTACGGGTTTTTTTATTTAAATAGATAGTTGTAATTTTGTTATATGGCAGTCCTAGATATACCAAAAGAAGCCAAAGGCGGTTATGTATTGATGACTACTACTCATGGCGAAAAGTATATTAATACTACGGTATTAGAGAAATTGAAAAAAGATAAAAAGAAAAAAGATGCAAAGATTTAGTTATTTCCTGAATGTTTTTTTAGCAATTGGATTATTTATGGTTGTGTTCAAATACGGCTGCAATCCCGAATACATAGAAAAGAAAGTTGTCGTTAATGAGATAGCCGACACAAATGCTATTCACGATAGAATACAAGACTACTACGCAAATAAAATACTTAGATATGAAGATACTATCGAAGGATTAAAAGGAAACCTTAAAACAAAGAAAACGATTTATAAAACTAAAATAGTTCAAGTTTGGGCGGATAGTGTAGTTACCACCGAAGAATGCAGCGAGGTTGTTAATCAGGCGAATCAAATCATTTTAAGTCAAGACACATTAATAGGAGTTCAGGCAAGAGGATTAGATGCTTGTGAATCCCAAGTGAATAATCTTCGAAACCAAGTAAACCTTAACAAAGGATATGCTGAAAAACTTTTATTATACAATATTGAATTAACCAACGAGAATGAAAAGTTAGACCGAAAGGTTAAACGTAATAGATTATTTGCAGGTATAGTTTCGGCAATGCTTTTTAGTTTTGTTTTAATAAAGTAGTTTTGCGTCTCTAAGTTTAAAAGTTTAATTGTGTGGGTGTCGGTGGTCGTGAGATAACCGACATTCTTATTTAAAATATATCTACATTTGAAAAAAAATTAAATACAATGGAATTACATAAAGGTGGCACCTATGATGCATCAAACAGATTAACTGATGAAGAATTTAAATTAATATCTAGCATCAATGAAGAATACAGCAAACTAAAAAATGCTCTTTCTGAATTTGAATTGTCTAAATATGAGACTTTAAAGTCTATTGACCAATTAAGAAAAGATTTCCAGGTTACCGAAACTAGTATTATTCACAAATATGGACCAGATACTATTGTGAATATGAAAACAGGTGAATTAACACATAAACCCATTTAATTTATTATGGATATTAGAAAAATATCTGTTGGTCCCGACTATAAAATAAGTGCTATGCACTATATTGTTGGTCAAAAAATATTGGGTGATAGTAATGAAATACATCTTATTAAGCATAATATAGAAACACAATCTATCAAGATATATATTATTAATGAAAAAGAAGAGGTGCTATTATGGAAAGAATTTACTCAGAATATGCCAATATCTATTGAATATAATATAAATTTTTAATGAAATCACCATTTTATTTTATAGCAAAACCTGTTGATGACAGGAGATACAATAACACCAAAGATATAGGAGGTGTAAATATTGTAGTTAGCACATCAGAAGAAGATCATACGTTTTCTAATCGATATGCAGAAGTTATTGAACTACCTATTAATTATATGGGAGAAATAATAATAGGGGACATATTGGTAGTACATCATAATGTATTTAAATTTTATAATGATATAAAGGGCAACAGAAAAAGTGGCAAGAGTTTTTTTAGAGACAATTTGTTCTTTATTGAAATAGATCAATTCTTTATGTATAAAAGGAATGGCGAGTATTTCTCATATGATAGGTACTGTTTTGTAAAACCTATGCCCGTTATAAAGAGTTATATAGATAAGCCTTTTTCAGAAGAACCTTTAATGGGCATAATGAAATATACAAATAAATATCTTTCATTAAATAGTGTTAATAATGGAGACAGTATATGTTATACCCCGGATAGTGAGTATGAGTTTAGTATAGATGGAGAAAAATTATATAGAATGTTTGACCATCAAATAACCATAAAATTATGAAAAGCATAGTAGAGCTAAAAAGAGAGATAATAGTTGCTGGGCATGCGGCAGTAGAGCAATTAATAATAGTTGCAAAAGAAGATATAATAAAGTCAGGTGACGATACAGACTTAGCAGCAGATAGATTAAAAAACGCAGCAGCAGCAAAAAAAATGGCGATATTTGATGCATTTGAAATACTAACAAGAATAGAAGCGGAAGAAGATACATTGAATTTAATTGACAATTCAAATGATAAAATTGACACAAAACAAGGATTCGCAGAACGAAGATCAGCAGGTAAATAAAATATATAGTGTTGTTAATGACTATGTAGATAAGAAAATATTATATCAAAAGAATAACTCACGCACTTGGCTATATGGGTATAATGATAAATACGATATGGTCATTATATCTAAGACAGGCAGAATAGGTCAAATAATCAATATATCAGGTATTTTAATCGCACTACCTGAAGAACCTAAATCAATAAAAATAAGGAATAACATTAGATCTGAACAATATTGGGAAAGAGATAAATCACACAGCGAATTAAATAAAATACAATCTATATTCCATTGGAATGAAATGCCAACGGTATTTAAAAATAAATGGGTAGACTATATAGAGGCTCAGTTTGATTACCGTGAAAATGGCTATTGGTTTATGAACAATGGTGAGCCTACCTATATAACAGGGTCTCATTGGATGTATATGCAGTGGTCAAGTATAGATATTGGATATCCAGACTTTAGAGAGGCTAATAGAATATTTTATATATTTTGGGAAGCTTGTAAAGCAGATATACGGTCTTACGGTATGATATATTTAAAAATCAGGCGTTCGGGATTCTCATTTATGTGTTCATCAGAGGCTGTAAATCTTGGAACACTTGCTAAAAATGCTAGAGTTGGTATACTGTCTAAGACAGGTGCTGATGCTAAGAAAATGTTTACCGACAAGGTGGTACCAATAAACAGTAAACTTCCGTTTTTCTTTACCCCTATTATGGATGGTATGGATAAACCTAAAACAGAACTCTCTTACAAAATACCTGCAAAAAAGATTACAAAAAATAATATGTATGAAACTGAGGATAATGAAATCCAAGGATTAGATACTACTATAGATTGGAAGAATACGGAAGACAACTCTTATGATGGAGAGAAGCTACTTTATTTAGCACATGATGAGTGTTATGCTCCTGACACATTAATTCTTACTGAAAATTTTGAATTTAAACCTATAAAAGAAATTAATATTGGGGATAAAGTAATAGTTGAAGGAGGAAAAATCAAAACTGTGATGAAAAAAGTATCAGGTCAAACTAATAGATACTTAGTTAAGCAACCATACGGTCAAGATTATATTGTAACAGAAAACCATAGATTAGTATTTAACAGGTATATATTTAACTCAAGAAACAAAAGCAAAAGGCACGAAGAGGTTATAATGATGCCTAAAGAATATTTAGGTAAATCATCTTATGTTAAGAAGCACCTAACAAGGGTTGTTTCTAAGGGCATTGAAATGTCAGATAAATTTGAAGGAATGCCTCCATATCTTTTAGGCTTATGGCTTGGAGATGGTAGATCATCATCTTTTACAATACTTGTAAATAAAGAAGAAGAACCTGAAATATTAGAGTATTTAGGAATGATTGCTCAAATGAAAAAGATTCCTTTTGAATTAAAGAAATCAGACTCTGCTAAGATTATTGAATTTGCATTTAAAGGAATAAATTCTGAATTAAGGGACATTGGGGTTTATAACAATAAACACATACCTGATTGCTATATGAAATCTTCAATCGAATCAAGACTTCAATTGTTAGCAGGATTGATTGAGACAGATGGATACTCTGATAAAAAAAAGAATGTAATCTCTATTGGAATGAGCAGAAAAGATTTAATAGAACAAATAAGGATATTAGCTCTTTCTTGTGGGATAAGTTGTGGGAATATACAAAATTATAAATCAAATTATAATACAGAAGTTTATAGAATAAGTTTATCGGGAGAATTATCAAGAATACCTTTAATAACAAAAAAGAAATCGTTTGAAGATTACGAACCAATAAGTACAGGCAGGCGAAATAAAGTATCTGTAGAGTATCTTGACAAAGGAGAATATATAGGTATTCAAGTTGATGCAGATAATGATGATGAAAGAAAATTAATTCTTTCGGACTTTACTATAAGTATGAATAGTGCAAAATGGCTAAAACCTAACAATATTTTAAATAATTGGGGTATAACTAAAACCTGTTTACGATTAGGGTCTAAAATTATTGGTAAATGTATGATGGGTTCAACATCCAATGCACTTAGCAAAGGTGGAGATAATTATAAAACTCTTTTTTATGATTCTAATGTAACAATAAGAAACGCAAACGGTCAAACTAAGTCAGGATTATATTCATTGTTTATTCCTATGGAATGGAATATGGAAGGGTTTATTGATAGATACGGTATGCCTGTATTCCGAAAGCCAAAGACCGCCATACTCGGTGTAGATGGTAATAAAATTACTAATGGAGCTATTGATTATTGGGAAGCTGAAATTGATTCATTAAAGAAAGACTCAAATGCACTAAATGAACATTATAGACAATTTCCTAGAACAGAAGGTCACGCATTTAGAGACGATAGTAAAACGTCACTATTTAATCTTACAAAACTATACGAACAAATAGATTACAACGACTCTACAATACTAAGTCAAATTACAACTAAAGGCAGGTTTCACTGGAAGGATGGGGTTAAAGATTCAACAGTTATATGGACCCCCGACAATACAGGTAATTTTTTAGTGGGTTGGATGCCATCGAAAAATCTTCAGAATAGAGTAGTGCAAAGAAATGGGATGAAATATCCAGGGAACGAACATATCGGGAGTTTTGGGTGTGATCCATACGATATATCTGCTGTAGTGGGTGGGGGAGGGTCTAATGGTTCATTACACGGGATGACAAAAATGCATATGGATGATGCTCCCGTAAATGAGTTCTTTCTTGAATATATAGCAAGACCTCAAACGGCAGAGATATTTTTTGAAGATATTCTCATGGCTTGTGTATTTTATGGTATGCCAATACTTGCAGAAAACAATAAGCCACGATTACTTTATCACTTTAAAAATAGAGGATATAGGGGCTATTCTATGAATAGACCTGATAAACCATCATCTAAATTAAGTAATACTGAGCGTGAATTGGGAGGTATACCAAACTCATCTGAAGACATTAAACAATCACACGCATCTGCAATTGAAACATATATAGAAAAACATATTGGATATGACTCACTAGGGACATATAGAAATTCTGACGAAATAGGGTGTATGCCATTCCAAAAAACATTGCAAGATTGGGTAAAATTCGATATTAATGATAGAACAAAATTTGACGCATCTATTAGTTCCGGATTAGTAATAATGGCTAACCAAAAACATTTATATTTGCCTAATAAACAAGAGAGTAAAATAAGTATTAATTTTGCAAGGTATAATAATGGTGGAAACACAAGTCAAATTATAAAATGAAAGATGTAACGATAGATATATCCTCACTTGGATTCCCCGGACAATTTGTTTCTGATAGTGAGAAAAGGACAGATGCGTATGGTTTGCAGATAGGTCAGGCAATACAATATGAGTGGTTTAGAAAAGATGGAGCTCAATGCAGATATTACAGTCAATGGAAAGATTTTAGGAAATTAAGGCTATACGCAAGGGGTGAGCAATCAATTCAAAAATATAAAAATGAGTTATCCGTAAATGGTGACTTATCGTATTTAAACTTAGACTGGACACCTGTTCCTATTATCCCGAAATTTGTGGATATTGTAGTAAATGGTATGTCTGATAGGCTATTTAAAGTTAAGGCATATGCACAGGATGCTATGTCCCAAACTAACAGGACCAGATATCAAGATATGATTGAGGGTCAAATGATTGCTAAAAATGTTCTAAACATAATACATGAAAATACGGGAATAAATCCATTTGTGACTAAGCCCGAAGATTTGCCGAATACTGACGAGGAATTGTCATTATATATGCAGCTAAAATATAAACCTGCAATAGAAATAGCAGAGGAGGAGGCAATTAATACTTTGTTTGATGAAAATCATTTCAATGAAATAAGGACTAGACTTGACTATGATGCCACTGTAATTGGGATAGAAGTAGCAAAGCATGATTTTCTTCCTGGAGCAGGTGTTCAAATATCATATGTCGATCCGGCTAATATAGTATATAGTTATACTGAAGACCCGTACTTTAAAGATTGTTTTTATTGGGGTGAGATTAAAACTCTCCCAATAACAGAGTTAATGAAAATTGACCAATCTCTTACACCAGAAGACTTAAAAACAATATCTCAATATAGTCAGTCTTGGTACGACTATTATAATGTTTCTCAATTTTATGAAAACAGTATATTCCATAATGATACTTGTACTCTATTATATTACAATTATAAAACAACAGAAAAGGTTGTTTATAAGAAAAAATTACTAGAAAGTGGTGGCACTAAGATGGTTAAAAAGGATGACCAATTCAACCCCCCAGCAGAAATGATGGAGGAGGGTAGATTTGAGAAGCTTGAAAAAACTATTGATGTGTGGTATTCAGGTATTATGGTAATGGGTAGTAATATTATCTTAAAATGGGAGAAAATGGAGAATATGGTTAGACCGAAATCTTCATCTCAGCATGCATTACCAAACTATGTTGCTTGCGCTCCACGGATGTATAAGGGGAGTATTGAGTCGTTAGTAAACAGAATGATACCTTTTGCTGATATGATTCAAATAACTCACCTAAAATTACAACAGGTTATGGCAAGAGTTGTGCCTGATGGAGTTTTTATAGATGCAGATGGGCTTAATGAAGTAGACTTAGGTACAGGTGCAGCATATAACCCGGAAGACGCATTGAGACTTTACTTCCAAACAGGTAGTGTTATAGGTCGCTCATATACTCAAGATGGTGAATTTAATAATGCAAGGGTCCCCATAACTCAGCTAACATCTAACTCAGGTGCAAGTAAGACACAGATGTTGTTAGCTAACTATGACCACTACTTAAATATGATTCGTTCTGTAACAGGACTAAATGAGGCTAGAGATGGTTCTACCCCTGACCCTAATGCTTTAGTTGGTGTTCAGAAATTAGCAGCATTAAATTCAAATACAGCAACAAGACATATTTTAGATTCAAGCATATATGTGTTTAGAACATTAGCAGAGGCTTTAACATATAGGATATCAGACATACTCCAATATGCAGATTTTAAGGATGACTTTGCTAATAAAATTGGTAAATACAATGTGTCGATACTAAACGATATAAAGGATTTATATATTTATGATTTTGGTATATTCATTGAAATATCTCCAGATGAAGAACAAAAGGCTCAATTAGAGGCTAATATTCAAATAGCATTATCAAAAGCCGATATAAATCTTGAAGATGCTATAGATATTCGTGAGATAAAAAACCTGAAACTTGCTAACCAACTTTTAAAAATGAAAAGATTAAAGAAGATGGACAGAGAGGAAAAAATGCAAATGCAACAGCAAGCAATGGTATCTCAACAGAATATGCAATCTCAACAGATGGCAGCACAAACAGCAATGCAGAAAATACAAATGGAATCTGATGCTGAAATAAAAATTGCTGAAGCTAAATCGTTATTTTCAATTAAATTATTAGAGAAAGAGGCTCTCCTTAAAAAGGAGCTTATGGCTCAAGAATTTGACTACAATATGCAATTAACTTCAAATAAAGATAGCTTTACACAAACAAGAGAACAACAAAAGGAAGACGCAAAATCAAATAGAATAAGCCAACAAAATACCGAGCAGTCTGAATTAATAAATCAAAAGAAAAATAATTTACCACCTAAAAACTTTGAATCAAACGAAGATACATTAGATGGTCTTGCATTTGACCAATTTGGTCCTAGGTAATAGTTTATATATTATAAAAAGAGAGATGAAACAAAGTAACAAAGCAAAAGTTACGATAACTTCAGATGGAGAAAAGCATATAGTCTATAAAAAAACTACTAAGCAAGGCAAACCTGGAAATATTATGGTTAATCATCCTACTACTGATAAAGGTAAATGGGATACCATAAATCTTACTAAAAAAGCAGATGCTAAAACTATTAAACAAGGTGTGTCTTCTGTTAAAAAATGGCATAAGGAAAATCCTTATCCTTCTAATATTAAAAAAAAATAACTATGAAAAAATCAATATTCTTAATCTTTGCAATTAGTTTACTAATTAGCTGTAACAATGAATCAACAATTTCTGAAGCCAATGTACTAAGAATCCACAAAGGTAAATTTGCTTTTTGTGGTGCTTCTGGTGCGGTGCCAACAGGTAAAAAGATTGTTATTCAAGGTGTAACCTATGATGAAGGTTGTGCTATTTGTCCTGTATTAGAAGGTCCTTCAATCTCTAATTTAGCTATGTATGGTTCAGGTGGAACATGGGGAGATTTTAACGTTGTTAATAACTTTCAAACACCTGATGGAACGGGTAATACTGTTTGGTCTTTATATTGGTATTATGATACAAACACAGTAGTTCCACAATTTAATCCTGCATCAAAGTCTTGGCAATTAATGCCACCTAACAATAGATCATTTACTGTAAATACTAACCAACCAAGTACAAGTGAAAGTAATATGTTTGCAATGCCTGGAGTTATATTTGATACAACTGAAACAGGTATTATTCTTGCTAAAGTGTATGGTCCATTAAATGAAGCAGCAGTACCTCTTCATAAAGCCATTCCTGTAAAATCAGGCATGACTTCAATTACTGCGGCTAAAGAAGGTGCACCATATCCTGTAGGAACACCAATACCAACAAAATAAAAAAATATAGATAATAATGGCAAATAATAAAACAGCAGCTTGGACTAGAAAAGAGGGAAAGTCAGCGAGTGGCGGTCTAAACGCCAAAGGTGTTGCCTCTTATAGGAAAGAAAACCCTGGCAGTAAACTTCAGATGGCTGTTACAACTAAACCATCAAAACTTGACCCTGATAGCAAAGATGCTAAAAGAAGAAAGAGTTTTTGCGCTAGAATGTCGGGGATGCCTGGACCTATGAAAGATGAAAAAGGGAAACCAACCAGAAAGGCACTTTCATTAAAAAAGTGGAATTGTTAAAATTTTATATAAATTTGCAATAAATTAAATTAAATATAATGGCATTTACAGTAAAAGAAGTAGGCGTAGTAGACACAAAAAGCACTCAAGAGATTGAAGCCCAATTACTACAGGAACACCAAACTAAAATAGAAGAGACAATTACAGAACAAGTCCCTGAAGTAATAGCAACGGAAGTTATCCAAAACGAAATAAAGGAAGAGGACGTTCTTTCTTATCTTGGTAAAAAATATAACAAAGAATTAAAGTCAATAGATGATTTAATATCATCAAAGGAAGACTCCGAGAAACTGCCTGAAGATATATCTGTATATTTAAAATACAGAAAAGAGACTGGAAGGGGTTACGAAGACTTTATGAAGATATCTAAAGACTATAGTAATGTTGATAATGATGAACTTATACGAGAACATTTAATAGCAACTCAAGATGGACTAGATACAGAAGATATTGATGCGATGATGGAGGATTATCAATATGATGAAGATTATGATGATGATTCTATTATAAAAAAGAAAAAAATTACTAAGAAAAAGGCAGTTACAGAAGCTAAGAAATACTTTGAAAATCAAAAAGAAATGTATAAAATCCCTCTTGAGTCAAGTCAGGGATTTGTTTCAGAAGATGACAAGGCAGAATTAGAGTCTTATAAGCAATATATAAGTCAGGCAAAAACTCTAGAAGAGGAGAATAGCCGCAAGGGCAAATGGTTTGATGAAAAAACAGACGAACTATTTACAAGTGATTTCAAAGGTTTTGATTTTAATTTGGATAGTAAAACATTGAAATACTTGCCGCTAGATTCAGCAGAACTTAAAAAAGTTCAATCAACACCTATGAATTTTATCAATAAATTCTTAGATGAGAGCGGACTAATAAAGGATGCAGTTGGGTACCATAGAGCGTTGTCTGTAGCAATGAATCCAGAAAAATTTGCCAAGTACTTTTATGAGCAAGGAAAGTCAGATGCTACTGAAGATGTGACCAAACAGATTAAAAATATTAATATGTCTGAAAGGAAAGCACCTGAAATAGCAATAAAAGATGGATTTCAAGTAAAGGCGTTAAATAATGATTCCGGAAGGGGTTTAAAAATTCGCAGTGTAAAATAAATAAAAATTAAAAACTTAAAAAAAAATTAAAAAATTATGACAATTTTAGCAACCCCAGGGTACCAACTTCAGCCAAGTTCTGAACAAGTACCATTACAATCAAACTATATTACTGATTTCAATTTCTTAGATCAGTATCTTCCTGACACATACGAAAAAGAATTTGAGCGTTATGGCAATCGTACCATAGCATCTTTCTTGCGTATGGTTGGTGCCGAAATGCCATCTAACTCTGACATGATAAAATGGGCAGAACAAGGGCGTTTGCATACAAAATATACAAACTGTTCTACGGGTGATGCCATTACATCTGATACAGCTACTATTACAGTAAGTGATGCAGGTGTTACCGCCATTGCAATCCGCGTAGGTCAAACTGTGTATATTTCCAAAAACTCGGACGGCGTATCAAATAAAGGTGTCGTAACCTCTGTGGATACTACCCTCAACACATTTGATGTAGCTTACTACGAAGCAGGTGGACAAGCATTCGCCGTGGCTTCAACTGTTACAGTATGGATTTATGGTTCTGAATTTAAAAAAGGAACTAACGGGATGGTTGGTTCTTTGGAATCTGTAGATGAGTTTTTCGAAAATAAACCAATTATCCTAAAGGATAAATATGCTGTAAACGGTTCTGATATGGCTCAAATTGGATGGGTTGAAGTGACTACTGAGAATGGTGCCACTGGATACCTTTGGTATATGAAATCAGAACACGAAACTCGTTTGCGTTTTGAAGATTACTTAGAAACCTCAATGATTGAGGCTGTTCCTGCTGAAGTAGGTTCAGGTGCAATAAATGTATTAGGCGTTGCAGGTCAAGCAGGTACCGCAGGGTCTGAAGGTATCTTCTACGTTGTAAACAATCGTGGTAATGTATGGGGTGGTGGTAATCCAACTACTCTATCTGATTGGGATTCTATGGTTAGCCGTTTAGATAAGCAAGGTTCAATTGAAGAAAACGCTATTTTTGTTAATCGTGCTTTTTCTTTTGATATTGATGATATGCTTGCCGCACAAAATAGTTATGGTGCTGGTGGTACATCTTATGGTTTGTTTGATAATGATCCCACTATGGCTTTAAATCTTGGTTTTACAGGATTCCGTAGAGGGTATGATTTTTACAAATCTGATTGGAAGTATCTTAATGACCCAACTATGCGTGGTGGTTTATATGCAGGTGGTGCTGCTGCAACTGTTGGAACTGTAACAGGACTTCTTGTTCCGGCTGGTTCAACTACTGTTTACGACCAAATCCTTGGCAAAAATGCAAAACGCCCGTTCTTACACGTTCGTTACCGTGCATCTCAAACTGAGGATCGTAGATATAAAACTTGGATCACAGGTTCAGCAGGTGGTGCAGCAACTAGCGATTTAGATGCAATGGAGGTGAATTTCCTTTCAGAGCGTTGTGTATGTACATTAGGTGCAAACAACTTTGTATTGTTCCGTTACGGAGCATAAAAATAAATAATATGCAAGAGGGGCTTTAAAACCCCTCTTGTTTTTTTTAAATTAAATTAAATTATATAAAATGACAACAATAAAAACAGTCCCAGTAGATAAAATCTACAAATTAAAAAGCGGTGCAGCTCCAATATCTTTTACACTTGCATCAAGAAATAATAAAAGATTCCCATTATTATGGTTTGACGAAGCAAACAATGTAAATAGACCTTTACGTTATGCCATTAACCAAAAATCTCCATTTGAGGATGAACAGGATGGCAATGCAATTGTAGAGCCTATAATATTTGAAGATGGATTTCTTCATGTACCCAAAAATAATCCAGTACTTCAAGCATTTTTATATTACCATCCACTTAATAACGTAAGTTTTGTTGAAGTAGATAAAGAAAAAGATGCTACTAACGAATTGGAAAAATTAAGCAATGAAGTAGATGCTTTAATTTCAGCTAAAAAACTAGATATAAAGGAAATGGAAACTGTTGCTAGAGTATTATTTGGCAAAGACCCATCATTATTAACTACATCTGAACTTAAAAGAGATATATTAGTTTTTGCTAAAAAATATCCAAATGAATTTTTGAACACTGTAAGTGATCCTATGTTGATATTTCAGTCAGATATCAGAATGTTTTTTGATAAAAAACTACTTCATTTCAGGAACAACATGAAAGAAGTTTGGCTAAACACTTCAACAAATAAAAAAAGAATGATGAACGTACCATATGGAGAAGAGCCGTACAGTGCAGTTGCGTCATATCTTAAAAGCGAAGAGGGTATAGAGATACTCAAAATGCTTGAAAATATCTTTGATTAAAATTCTAATAAATTTTATAAAAAAAGGGTCATTAAGTTGACCTTTTTTTTTTGCTATATTTGTAAAAAACTTACAGATGATAAATTCAGTTAGAAACTCTGTGCTATCCATACTTAATAAGAATAATTATGGGTATATATCGCCATCAGATTTTAATCTATATGCTACAAATGCTCAGATGGAATTATTTGAAGATTATTTTAGCACTTATAATAAAACGGTAAACGCAGAAAATATGAGGCAATCAGGCGATGATTATGCTAATTTAGAGAAACCAATTGCAGAAGTACTTGAATATTTTTTAGTTACAGACTATCTTAGTCAGGTTTCTACAAATACATTTTATGCTCCATCTCTAATTACTACAGGGAATGAGTCATATATGTTGCTTAAACTTTTATGTTATACTAAAAAATTAAAAAGTGGTACCAATACATCTGTTGTAGCAAGTCAACTAGTTGACAGTACTGCGTTATTTTTATCATATGGCATATCTTCTGGAGATAAAGTTGTTAACTTAACTTCGGGTGTTATTGGCACGGTAGTTACAGTACTGAGCAATACGGTGCTTACTTTAGATTCTAATATATTTACTACTTCACCAGTAAGTTATACAGTACTGTCATCTTCTGTTATCAGGGTAGCAGAAAAGGTTTCATCTGGTATGATTACAATATTAAATAATTCGCCACTTACAAACCCTTCGCTTGATTATCCAGCATATGTTAGCAATGGGCTTAATGTAACTGTATACCCTACAACCATAGACTATAAGGGTCAAGTTCAGGCAAACTACTTTAGGTACCCTAAAGTGCCTAAGTGGACCTATAGTACATTAACAGGGGGAGAACCATCATTTAACCAATCGCAACCCGATTACCAAGATTTTGAATTACCTCAAGAAGATGAATACAAATTAATTATGAAGATATTGCAATATTGTGGTATATCTATTCGGGAGAATGATGTTATCGCATTTGCAAATAACCAAGAGCAGAAACAATAATCAACATTTAGCCAAAATAAATAAAGATGTCATATATATCTCAATTTGAATATTATACTAATAATGGAGTTGCCCCTACAAATACAAATTGGGGGTCTTATCAGTATGTTAGTTTATTTGATATAGTTAATAATTTCCAATTGATGTACTACGGTAATCATTCGTTAGTTAATAATGAGGAAAAATATAAAATATTATTCCACGCTAAAAGAGCTATACAGGAGTTGAACTACGATGCATTTAAAGAACTTAAAGTGTTAGAACTAAATGTAGATGATGACCTTAGGTTTATATTGCCATCAGACTATGTTAATTGGGTAAGAGTATCATTATTTATAGGTGGTATGGTTAGACCACTAACAGAGAATATACAGATTACATACGCAAAAAGCTACTCTCAGTCAGCTACAGGAGCAATAATATTTGACATTAACAATAATGTTGTATCATTAACAAACTCCCCAATTGACCAAGCACGACTTGATAGCACATTAAAGTCAATGTATTTAAATCCTGGACACCAGTTTAACAATCAAATGGGTTGGAATATTGACGGGGCTTGGTATTTTGATTATAGTGTGGGTACAAGGTTTGGTATTAATACTGAGACAGCAAATTTCAACCCTACATTTAGGGTAGATAATAAAGCAGGAGTAATAAATTTTTCATCAGATATGCATGCACAATCTTGTATACTAGAATATATAACTGACGGGATGGAAGGTGGAGATAATACACTTATATCTGTAAACAAACTATTTGAAAGCTTTGTATATGCCTATATTAAATACGAAATACTTAATAGTAAATTAGGGGTACAAGAATATATTGTAGGACGAGCAAGAAAAGAAAAGACAGCATTATGGCGTAATGCTAAAATAAGAATGAGCAATATACATCCGGGACGTTTATTGATGAATATGAGAGGGATGGATAAAATTATAAAATAATGGCAAAAATTACAAGGAATTTTGTAAAAGGCATAATGAACAAGGTAGTTGATGAACGCCTTGTCCCTAATGGAGAATATATTGATGCACTAAATATCAGAATGGGTTCCACAGAGGACTCTGAAATTGGTGTTATTGAAAATACAAAAGGTAATATATTGCTTACTGACTTGTCTTATAATTCAATTAAACTTAGTATAGATGCCGTAACAATAGGAGTTGTAACAGATACTGCAAAAGAAACAATTATATGGTTTGTACACGACCCTAACTTCCCTATTGGGGCTACAGGGAAACTTGATATGATTGTATCATTTAATGTTTTTACAAGTATTCTTACATATCATATTGTAAGCATTGATGATGGAGACAATGTAGACACTACATTAAACTTTAATCCTACATATTTAATAACAGGAATAAATATAGTTGATGACCTTGTTTTTTGGACTGATGACTATAATCAACCAAGGTTTATTAATAGAAAAAGAATTTATCCTACCCCTACAATAAACATAGATGACCCTATAATTAAAGAGTCTATATTAGTTATAAAGAAACCACCTACAGAGTCTCCAACAATAGAGCTAACATTAGTTGGAGGTGAGAACAACTTTATGCAGAATAGGTTTTTGTGTTTTGCTTATAGATATAAATACGCAGATAATGAGTATTCCGCTACGTCTCAATTTTCTGCCCCAGCATTTGTTCCAAATCAATTTTCATTTAGTAGAGAAAGTTATCTAAATGAAGGGATGCTTAATTATTTTAATACTGCAATTGTATCTTACAATACAGGAGATAGTTTAGTTGTTGGGATAGACCTTTTATTTAAAGAGGCTCAGAGCAATATAATTAAAATTATAACTAAAATCAATAAAAAAGATAGTGGCATTGGAGATTTCCAAACAGAGCAATATACTTTTACAAACAGCAAGATATATACACTTCTGCCTGCATATGAGATACTAAGAACATACGATAATGTGCCATTACTTGCAAAGGCTCAGACATTAATGGGTAATCGATTAATGTATGGGAATTATGTTGAGGGGTATAATATTGTAAATAGTAACAATACACCTGTTAATATAGATTTTAGCGTAGATTTATTATCAGAACCAATAGCAGTAACACAATTAAATGATACATTAACAACTGGAAATTATACTATTGATCCAACTGCATTTGTTGCTGTAAACGATAGTATTATAAATATAGATTTTACAGGGGTAGTATTAGAATCTGGAGCAAATGTTACTGTTGACTTTGATTTTGAGCATTCCCAATTTTCAGGGGGAGCAACACCTACAGAAACTACCGAGAATATAGCTATAACTTTATCTGTAAACTTATCTCAATCATATTCAAGTGTTTATGCGTTTTCTATAAGTTCGGAATTTATTAATGCAGTACAAAGCTTAAATGCTATATCGTGTGATGGCGTATCTATTACAGATAGAATGAATTGTTTACTTCCTCAAAACCTAGATACATATACTAAAACAGAATCAGGTATATCAAATGGTAATCAACCTATTTCAATAGTATGTAATCCTGGAGATTTCATAATTAAACTACAATTAATTGCAATGAGATATGTAAATACTATCTCACCATTTGACAATGTATATGAATACTATAAAGTTACATATGCTGAAGCTTTTTATCAACTTATATCTAACACAAAAAGTCTACATAGCAATAGAGACTATGAGGTAGGTATTGTATATATGGATGAATTTAATAGAGCAAGTACAGCTTTAATTTCAGATAGTAATACAATACATGTACCTTGTAATAATTCAGGAAACAAAAATTCAATAATTGCGACTATACCATACTTAGCACCATATTGGGCTAAGAGGTATAAGTTTGTAATTAAGGCAACTACAGAAAATTATGAGACTATATATAGTTCTATATTTTTTAAAGACCCACTTACCCCTAATGCATATTTTCTATTAGAAGGAGAAAATGCACAAAAAGTTGAAGTCGGGGATAGGTACATTGTAAAATCAGATTCTGAAGGCATACAACAAACTTGTACATATGCGACTGTTTTAGAGAAGGATGTAAAGCCAGTGAACTTTATTGAAATACCAAGCCCTCAAGACCCATTAGTAAATATACCCATACCATCTGGAGTATATATGAAGATAAATCCAAATGGATTTAATACCGTATATGACCCAGATGCATTTATTACTTATGGGACTAAAACGGCTTCTGCCATCCCTAATGCGTGTCCTTCGATTTTTTATCCTGTAAGTAAACAAGATACTTCAGGGGCATGGGGCGATTATAGTATTCCTACTGGGTCTACTATAAAATTACATTTTAAATTTGAAAGATTAGGCACAGGAGATGGAAACAATGCATGCGAAAAAAGAGTTTATGAATTAAATAAAAAATTAGTATCAAGTCAAGATTACGATAGTTTCCAAGATTGGTGGAATGGAGATGATGTTGCAGGTATATTAAACTCGGGGTATTCTAATATTGGCAATGATACATCTCAAAGTATAAATAATATATATTATCCAAATACCCATACCTTCCCAGGCTCTTTAGGCTGGCCCTGTGATTTGTCTAATCGTTATATATTTACTATAGAGCCATCAGTTAATCCAGGGTTAACAGAGTTATATGTAAGAGGACCCAATTCTTGTACTGGGGGAGGGTTTGATAATCCAAAAAAAAGGTCTAAACTGAGCATTAATATTGAAGTATTTAGAAATTTAGATGTTTTTATATTTGAAACAGAACCATTAGATGCATTGCCTGAAATATTTTATGAAAATGATTTATCATTTGCTATAAATGATAACCACGAACACGAAGGCAATATATCTAATCAAGATATTGCGTTAGGTTTGCCTGCCGTTATAGATACAAATTTCTTTAATTGTTACGCATTTGGCAATGGGGTAGAAAGTTATAAAGTTAGGGACTCAATAATTGGGCAAACATTTAATCTTGGCAATCGGGTATCGGTTATATCTCCTCAGATATATAAAGAAATAGATAGATTTGCTGATATTACCTATAGTGGGGTATATAATGATGAGTCCAATATTAATAAATTTAATGAATTTAATTTAGGTCTACTAAATTACAAGCCACTTGAAGATGCTTTTGGTCCTATATATATATTAGATGGAAGGCAAACAGATGTTTTAGCCATTCAAGAAGACAGAGTATCTTATGTCCTTACAGGTAAAAATTTACTTTCAGATTCAACCGGAGGCGGTGCATTAACATCTGTGCCTGAAGTATTGGGGACCCAAATAGCTAGAACTGAAAAATATGGTATAAGTATGAATCCCGAAAGTTATGTAAATTGGGGATACAATCGTTATTTTACAGATGCTAAAAGAGGTGCAGTTATTGAGATATTAGGTAACTCTTACACGAACGATACGTTAAAAGTAATATCAGAAAATGGTATGAGAACGTGGTTTAGGGATACATTTATAGACACATTAAATAACCAAAAGGTAGGCGGATATGACCCATATATGAATGAATATGTTCTGTCAATAAATGAGAGGGAAATTCCAAACCCACAAACATGTATTGATTGCGGTATAATTCAAACAATATATGTAGATGCTTTAAAACCTGTTAGTTATTGTGTTAATCTTTCTCAGTTAGTTGGTTCAGTTGAAATATCATATAACGTCACATTTGAAGATATAGTTGATGATTTTATCGTGACAGGAACATATAATGAGATACCTGTTACATCGGGACCCGTGCAAGCTAGTGGCAGTATATTTATAGATAAAAACTTAATTGATGTTCAGACTCTTTTTATTGATATACAGGCAACGAGTACAATTTATTTAGAAATTAATATAGCTTGTCCTGTTTCTGAGTTGATTCATGTAATAAAACTATGCATAACATCAAATAGCAATGCAGGAGAATATATACACAATGAAAGTATGTACACATATGGAACATTCGTATCTCCAACACAATCAGATTTTGTAACATTCTTAACATCTACAAATACTCCTGTTGTATCATTTTATAATGAGGTGCAAGGATATCCAGGGGCAGGGAATATACCTGTTGATGGAAGTACAGTTAGACTAACATGCAGAAAGACTAGTATTGATACATTTAATTTCGATCCTCTTAATAATGGATTTAGATATTTAAGGTCTGATGTATTGTACAATAATACACCTATAGAGATTTCAGCATTGATATCAAATTCTATTGAAATAGTTCCGAATATGGGTTCAGGTAATAATAATTATGGCGAATTTACAATGCCTTCATTAGGAGATTATTTGTACTTAATTTATGATTACACTACAGCGAGTGCTGCAACTTTATGTTTTTCCAATATTAGTATGGTAGATGCTTGTTGTGATTGCACACCATGCGAATCAAATTGTAGCGAATATTTTGTATCAAATTCTGTTAGTTTAATTACCCCTAATGCTACAATTTCTTATGAAGATTGCGATACAGGATTAATAAGCGAAATTGTTATGGATATCAATAAAGGATACTTTGTATGTACTAATAGCGGCTATCCTGCACAAATTACATCAGGGGAGGCTACAGTTGCACTTATTAGTTCTTGTGGTTGTAATACATGCTTGTCAAATTGTTTTACATTTACAGTAGAAGTAATGGAAGAGGCTAGTATAACATGGACATCTTGCGACGGTCCTGCTATAATCACACAAACATTCGCTCCTGGAATTTATCCTTTCTGTGCATTGGAATCTCCTTATGCAACATCAGGTAAAATATTAATATCATACTCGCACTGTGGTTGTGCATAATAAAAATAAAAAATGGCAATAGAATCAATATATTATTTAGATGGTCTAACCTTAGCCTCTTCAACATCAGTATTTACAGATGCAAACTTAACTATTTGTGCAGTTGATGGTTGGTATCAGCAAGACGGGGTAGTAAGGCAGATGGTAGATTGCATATTACTTGACGGAGCTTCATGTAGGAGTTGTGCTACTGCGTGTGGGCTATACATAACAGATAGTTTACCAGAGGGGGTATACAATATACCTATTGACGCAGGGGTTGATATTGGTGCTGTAATTATAACATTCAATCCAAATACTACGCCCGATGGGATAATAGCAAACTTTAATAGTGTTAATTTCAATAAAGTAAGTTCTACGAACTTTGGTTACTTAGCAGCTACTGCAAATTTAGTTACATATTTAGGTGTTGATAATGCAGCCCTATTAGCAGGAAGTCCATACACATTAGAGAATTATAACTTTAATGGGGCAACATTTGATGATGTAGGGACTACAAGTAATGTTGTGGTAACTTCACCTCAAATAAAAACAACTGCAACAGCCCCCGGTGATTGCATAATGGTTATACCAAAGACCGTAATAACTCCATCAATAATAGACATATCAATAATAAACACATTTGCTGCTGGGGTATTTGGAATAGATATCGCATGTCCTGTATTACTACCTTCATTTTATGGTAGTCTTAGGGCATCAGATTTATATATTGCATGTGCATCTGTAGGCACATATCCGTATTATAGTGCATCTGTAAATGGTGATGGCATTACTTTAGGGTTATATGACTGGGTATTCAATGACACATTTGGACAAAGTATATTATTAAATGGATATTATAAATCATCTGCTATACCTATCCCATATGAGTGGTTTAGAGTAGAAAACGGAACAGTTGTTGAATTTGGAATGTGTATATCACCGCCAACATATAACTTAGAATACGATTGTGCTAATAATATACCTAATCCTTGCGATTTAAATATAATAGACCTAACCTTAACGGCTATATCTGGAGTTACTACAATATTTACATCAGTAGCACCAAGTGCAGGGGTAGTTGCTGTTGATGGCGGGGTATATGATATAGCATTAAGTTTTACTTTTGAAAATTTGCTATACATTCCATGCTGTGAAATGGAGTTGGTTATTATTTATTTGGGTGTTGAAATTGCTACTTTACCAATTGGTATTCCTGTGGGTGGAGCTTATCATGAATTAAACACATCGATTACAGTATCGAGTATAGGATTACTTTCAGGAATTTTACGTTGTATATAAAATGGAAAAAACTTTAACATTTAGCGATTCAGCAAACGGGTGGGTATCTTTTTACTCATATTTTCCTGAGCGTATTACGGGCATGAATAACTACCTATACACATTTAAAGGTGGGTGCTTATATCGTCATAATGCAAATTCAGATAGGAATACATTTTATCTCCCATGGTGGAACAAGCACGAACCCCCAACCCCCGATTTGGCATTTGAACCGTCAACTATAACTAGTGTATTCAATGACGCTCCAACTACTAACAAGTTATTTAAAACGCTTGACATACAAGGAGATTCTTCGTGGGGAGCTAATTTATATACAGACATACAAAGCGATTATATAGTTGACTCAGCTTGGTTCTCAGAAAAGGAGGGGACTTGGTTTGCATTTATCAGAAATACATTTACTCTGCCAGCGGAGTTAGATAAATATGCCTTGAGAAGTTTAACAGGTATAGGAACAAGTTCTGTCATAACAGGAAGTATGGCTGCACTAGATGTAAGATTTGCTATATCTCCAACCCTAATATCAATAGGATCTATTATAAGCGTTTATGATTATGTTTATTACTGTCTTCCTCCATATACATCACCTTTACTTTTAGGGCAAATTGATAACATTATAGTGGATTATGTTGCAGGCAACAATAAATTAGTGGTAAATACATTGCTTTATAAGGACGGTATACTAATTACATCTATTCCGGGAATCCAAGACCCATATATTTTAATAATGAAAAATACAATGGCAGAGTCGTATGGTATACTTGGTCATTATTGTGTGTTTGAGTTAACTAATACATCAACAGATAAAGTAGAGTTATTTACATTAGAAACAGATGTTATGAAAAGTTTCCCTTAAATTTGTAACCAATGTCACTTAACGCACGCACATTAAAAGAAACCGATTTTGACAATATATTGTCAGAGTGGTGGACTGATTGGGGGTTTGAACCTGTCCCTAAAGAATTTTTGCCTGATGATGGCAAGGGTGGTATAATGATATGTGACGGAGACACTCCAGTTTGTGCAGGGTTTATTTATATGACAAACTCAAAAATAGCTTGGGTAGATTGGATTGTATCTAACAAAAAATATAGAAAAAAACCTTTTAGAAATCAATCTATAAGAATGGTCATAAATATTCTAACTAATATTGCTAAAGATTCAGGATTTAAGTATTGTTACTCATTGATGGATAATGAAAAATTAGTTGATATATTTAAAGAGTTAGGATATGTGAGCGGTATTAAATACAAACAAGAAATGATTAAAATATTATATTAAATGGCAACAGGAACAGTAATAGCGGCAATAGGTCTTGGTACAACTTTAGCATCATCAGGTGTATCGTTTTACCAAGCTGAACAAAATAAAAAAAAGCAAAGAGAGGCTGATGCTGCCGCTCAAAAAGCAATGGATGAAGCAAGAGCTAAGTTAGATATAAATTACTATGAAAAATTAGGAATCCAAAAGGAACCATACAACTTACAGCAACAAGCCCTATTGGCATCAGGTCAAGCGGCACTACAAGCAGGTGTGGAAAGTGAGCGTGGTGCAGCAGCTGTAGCAGGACGGATTCAAATGGCACAAAACGATGCTATGGCAGGTATATCTACAGCAATGGGAAAGGACTTAACAGAATTAAATAAGTTAGTAGCTAGTGAAGACATAAACTTAAACCGACAAAAAATAGGATTAGATTTGCAAGAGGTCGAGGGCGCACAGTTAGCATCTCAAAACTATCAGGAAATGGCAGCAGCATCAAATACAGCTGCTGTACAAGGTCTTGTAAGTGCAGGAGGGCAAATGGTTAATATGTCTTCATTATATGGGAGCGGTTTAGGTCCAGGTGAAGCAGAATTTAATGCTGCTAAAAAAGCAAACACATTACCTCCGCAATATGCAAAGTTGGAATATAAAGATGTTGCCCCTACATTATATAATAATGCGGATTTTATAGCTGGGAATTATTCTGCTTTATTTGATTTTACAAAACAAGTTATACCAACTGGAACATTCCCTCCCATAGAAGTGTCAGATTTTAAATTTAATCAAAAACCACTTACTCCAAATGAGATTAAACTCAATAAGAAGTTGGGGGGATAAATGATAAATATTTTTATTTAAATAACGATAAAGAATGCCAACATTTTATAAATACGCAGAACGTACCGCAAATAGCCAATTAAATTGGGGGGATATTGGTAAGAGCATGTCCCAAACTTTGGCTGAGGTATCCAAATTAAGAGAGGATAAGAGAGCAGAAATAGATGCCGCTACAAATAAATTAAATGAAACATTAGTAAATGCTCCAAGAGGAGAGGATGCCAATGGTAATGCATTTACATTGCAGTATGCGGATGATGCAACCAAATATATGCTGATGATTAATAAGTTATTAAAGTCAGGGGATATGGACGTTAGGCAGTATACTACAAATATGGCTAACATAACAAGTAATACCACTACAGCATTTAAGGTACAAAATGAATTTCAAGCACAAGCAAAATCATTAAGGGAAAGAGCAGTATCTAATGACCCTGCCAATAAAAGTCAGCAATTAGAAGCTGATTATAACAATTTCCTAAAAACATTTGGAGATTTAAGTAACTCAAGACTTGTAATAAGTCCTACAAATGGGAATGTCACAGTCAGTAAGGTCGACCCAAATGATCCAACCAAAATGTTACCTCAATCCATAACTGTAGGTGACTTGTGGAAGGGTGCTACTATGAAATTTGATTACTATGATACTGAAAAAGCATCAGCAGATATAGCAAAAGGATTAGCTCCATTTATAAAAGACGCCCTTTTAAAGGGTAGTGTATCTACACCAGGCACTATTACTACAGTTGACAATGCATTGGCAAACGCAGCAACAAAAACGATGGTAGATAAGCAAATAGATGCTCAGTTAACAAATAAATTAAATGTTACATCAATACTAACTAATGATATAGGAGGGTATGAAGCAATGTTTGATAAAGCCGCATATAGTAAATTATCTGAGAATGAAAAAGAAAGTGTTATATTTTACAATAATTCAAAGGGTTACCCTGAACCTGAATTAACAAAGGGACAGATGAAAATAGCAACTGAATATTTACAAGGAGATGTTTATTCTAAAATAAAAAATTCTGAAACTATTCGTCAATTTGTGTCTCAAGACTTAACAAAGTATGGTATGGATCAAGATGCGATATCTGCTAGGGAAGCACGGGAATTGGCAGAGAAACTAGCAAAAAAAGAGCCCATCCCAATTAATTATGCTGACTACTGGCAACGACATATGGCAAGCCAAATGAATCAAATAGGGAAAAGTATTTCAGGCGAAAATATTACTTCAGACCAAATGTATCAATATCTAATAAAAACACCTGGTATTGAAAATTATAAAATTGTCACAAATGGGGAGAGAGGAATTAAAATAACTGCTCCTAATAAAAAAGCAATTACAATGGATTGGAAAAAAAGCCCAAGTCAGGGACAACTAGCTCAAATAGCGGATTGGACTTTAAGAAATGGTCCTTCTGATGGGGTTAAAGATGAAAATATAGTTTTTGGAGGGTTATATAAAAAGGGGATTTTTGATTACCTAAATGAAGGAACAGGATCAGATTTTAACATAAAAAAATAAAAAATGGACGAAAAATCATTACAGGTAGCGCATAAGTTATTCGTTAAGGACGGATATAATGGAGATATTTCTGATTTTAAAACACTCGTATCTACAAACCCAAAGGCATTAGATGTCTCCCATAAGTTATTCGTTAAGGACGGATATAATGGAGATATTTCTGATTTTAAAACACTTTTAGGTATAGGGGAGCCAGAATCTATTGCTACTCCGGAAGTAAAAAAAAAAGGACGAATTATGGGATTACCTTCAACGGGTGGTTCTTTGGATTCAGAAAAACCTGAAGACGAAAGCTGGAGGAGACAATTGCCTCCAACTATATCAAGTGGACACGAAAATTACGGACGTACTGTTGAAGACGAGCAAGTATTAGATACACCATCAAAAAAACTTTCTGCTCCACCATTTGACCCATTTAAGGGTAAATTAGTTAGACCTACTGAAAAAGGTGGTATTGATGTTGCCAAGGCACCTTCATATGAAGATGAATCAAAAAAGTTATTTAAAGCTCCGAAAGAAAAACAAGCCGAAATAACACAAACTGAGGATATTGGTAAGAAGTTAGAGCAAATTACCCCTGAGTTAATGTCTCAGAGAGAGGAAAATGCTGTACCATATTTAAATTATCTATTTAAAGGTAATGGGGTTACATTCGAAAAGACAGGTATAAGTGGTGATTATGTAACAGTTACAACACCTGAAGGAAAAAGAGATTTCCCTTTAGATATATTCTTTGATTCTAAAAAAACAAAAACTGCGGAAGAATTAAAGGATTACATTAAGACCTCTACCAATTATGTTAAAGACCCTATTATTCGTGTTCAAAAGGAGGTAGATAAATATAATAATCAGATATTAAATGAAAAAAATTATATTGGAGCAATAACTAATATAAACATAGAAGCAAATAATATAGAAAAAAATAAGTATGATTATATAAAAACTTCTAAAAACTATGATGATTTAACTAGGATGTACAATTCTTATCCTGAGGATCAAAGAAATACTCCGGAGGTTAAAAGTCTATATGATGAAATAACCAGAGTATATGATAATCTTAAAGGACAAAAAGAAGTATTAGATAAGTCAATACCACTGTATAAAGCACATAAAAAAGACTTAGATTACAATGTAGGTAAATATGTGGGAATGCTTGAAGACAAAGGCACATATGGAGATATGTTACTACAGGGGGTAGCTAAGAGTGCTGGCAGTATACCTTCAGGGATAGTAAATACATTAACAGATGTAGTATTAATGTCTAACCCTTACCTAACAGATGAAGTAAAAAAAACAATAAAAAAAGAAATAAGATCAGTTACAGACCCACTATTAAGAGATGGTTGGAGTAATTTATTGAAATCTGAAGATTCTTCTACAGAACAATATATATCATCTGATAAGAGGTCATATTTATCACAAGCGAGCTATGGGTTAGCAACTTCATCTCTTTCTATGTTAGGCGGTGCGCCTATTAGAGCCATATCTATGTTCTCACAGATATATGATGGTATGACTAAGGAAATTGAAGACGATCCTGAACTAAGCAAAATACCTGAAAATGATAAATTAGCATTAAAAGTTATTACTGGAGGCATTGGGTCAGCATTAGAGAAGGCTGGTTTTAGAAATGCTATTGAAAGTAAAGGGTTATTGAATAATTTAGCATTAAAGGTAATAGGTCAATATAAACCTGGCGCAGCAATACAGGCGGTATCAAGTAAGGAGTTAATAGATAATGTTGTAAAAGGCGAAATACAAAAAGGAGCATTAAAGCTGGTAGGAGGATTCTTGGCTGAGGCTGAAACTGGTGTAGCTCAAGAAATTGCGGATATAACCATAAAGCAAGTATATAATGATATGCAAGACAAGCAATTATTTACTACGCCAGAAACCATAGGTGAGTATATGAGCCAAGTGGGCAAGGCAGGTTTTTTAGAGGGGTTAGGAGGATTTGTAATAACAGGTGTAAGTACAGTTGGTAGTGCGTATAAGGCAGGTGCATTCAAAGACTTGAGCGATAATACGCTTAAAGTATTTGGTCTTACTGCAAACAATGAAAAAATACAAAAAGCATATGTTGCAGACTTGAAATTAAAAGTAAACTTAGGTGAACTAAGTCTTGATGAGGCTAAACAGGAATTGGTAAACTACCAAAAGGCAGAACAATTATTTAATCAAATACCCCCGGGGTTATCTTTGGATCAAACTAAAGAATCTCTAGATTTATTAAAACAAAAACAAGAATTAACTGAAAAAATAAAAGATAAAGACCCAAGTTTAGTTAAGCCATATAAAGATCAAATTGATGCAATAGATGAAAAACTTACTAATATAACAAAAAATGCCATTCAAGAACAAACAACAAGTGAAAGCATGTTACGCAATGAACAGCCCGAAATGGGATTGCAAGGCATGGGAGAAGGAGACACCCAACTTCAAGAAACTACCACAGGGACCAAAAAAGTCCTTACTGATGAAGAGCAAAAAAGGAAAGTAATCCTTGAGGAAGCACTTCAGTCACCAGACACCACTACAGGCACTGTAACTATAGGAGATATAGCAGTGCCAATAGCGGAGGCTCAAAAAGAATTAGATGCGTTGGCTCAAACCACACAACAAGTTAAACCATTAAACGAAACAACAGATGAAAGCAAAACCAAAAACCAAACCAAAACCGATGAAGCCCAAGTACTAGAACCAATAGAATTTTCAAAACAAATTGAAAATGAATATGGGGTTATTGTTGACTTGACGGGTAATTCTGACAAAGGTGATTTAACATTGTCAAGGATAGAGGTACCAAAAGATGAAAGAAGCACAGGTGTTGGTTCTAAGGCAATGGAGGCTATTATAAAATATGCAGATAGTATTGGTAGAAGAATAGTATTAACACCATCAATTGATTTTGGTGGTACTTCTGTAAATAGATTAAAAGAATTTTATAAGAAGTTTGGATTTGTAGAAAATAAGGGAAAGAATAAAGATTTTTCTACTAAAGACTCAATGTATCGACAACCACAAACACCAGTAGATAGTGGTATATCAATAACAAATGCAGAAAAAATAAATGCTTTAAAGGCAAAGGGTTCTGAGTTACATTCTAGTATAATTAATAAAGCTCAAAAGGCTATAAAAACATTAAAATCAGTTCTACCTAATTTTGATATAGTTATACATGATACCGAAGAAAGCTATAATACAGCAGTTGAAAAAGTAAACGGAGAAAAGGGGTCAGCAGGAAATTTTAGTTATACTAAACAAAGTGATGGGTCTTTTTCTGGTAGTATAGATATAAATTTAAATAAAGCAAATAAACTTACGGTAGCACATGAGGTTGCTCATGGTATAATGTTAAAAGTGTTTGGTGAAAACGAGCAAATATTTAAAACATTTGTAGATAAAATGCAACCAATACTAAATAGCACTGCAAATAAATATTTAGTAGATTTTGCAAATAATTATAAAGGAGATGTTAAATATGAGGAATATATTGTTGAATTGGCTGCTATATTAGAGCAAGAATATGTTAATATATCACCGACAATACTTCAAAAAATTGCTGCTGTAATTAATCAAACCGTATCTAAAATAACAGGTGGTAAAATAACTGTATTTGAAGATACAAAAAACACTAAAGAGCTAATAGATTTTTTAAATACGGTATCTAAATCAATAAGACAAGGTGAGGAGATTAATGGTGATTATTTAAAAGAACTTAATAGTGGTGGTGAAATAGGAATATTTAACTTTGGGTCTAAAAGTAGTAAGGATACAAAGAAAGCTCCTAGTGTTTCAGATGACAGCAGATCATTTATTAAAAACCTAGTTGAAGATATTGATATAAAGGAATTTAACGGAATGCCTTTTGTAACAAATATGTATGATTATACAACCGTAGGTGAAACAGATTTAGGGAATGGATTTAAAATAAATATGCTTGGTGGGAAAAATTATGTCCCATATATGATGTCTTTAAAAAATAAAAAACTTGGAGACGTGTCTAATTTGGCGGCATTTAATTCACAAGCTCAAGCAGAATCATTTATAAGAAATGCAAAAGAGGGAAAGGCATCTTTATTTGCTCCGCATTCAGGAACATTATCTAATTCTTGGCAATTCCAACAACATACATTTGCAGAACTTATTAACTTAATTACAGATAAAGGGATAATGAGTGAATCAGAATTGATAGATACATTTAATAAAACTATTGAATCTAATTCTGAAAATAAAGCAGCATTTAAAGCATTTAAAGATAAGTATGGCAAGAATATTAAAAATTTTAGTTCATTTAAAAGTAATCCTAAAAAGATTGTAGAACTATTAGATATTAAAAATAATTATTCTCCTGATTTAAGGAAAGCATTAAACAATGCAATCGCTGCAAATAAGATTTTTCAAAAAGCAATAGGAGTAAAAAATAAAGAAGAGTTTTTTAATAGAATAATGGACCCACTTAACAAGGGTGTTGAAGGAGGTGAAATAATTAATGTAATTAAATTTGACCCAAATACATTTAAAATTGTTGAAACTAAACCTGATGCTGTAGACCATCATCCATCTTTTGGGTGGTCTCTTTTGGCTAAAATAAATGGTATATATCAACCTACTGATTTTTATAAATCAAGTAATGTAACTGAATCTTATATAAAATATAATAAGTCAGGATCAGAGACTTCAAGGAAAGCACAAGAGCCAAAATTTGAACAGAAAAATGTAGCATCAAGTGCAGGAGCAATACCAAAAGTAGCAGTTTTTGAAGTTACAAATGCTGTATCCAAGTCACAATTAGCAACAAAATCTGATAATTTCTTTGATAAGATGGATGTGGTATTCCCAAATGACCACTTAGGTGGAGGGTATGCAGCTACAGACGAAAATGGAAATCTTCTCGGAAGAATCAAGATGACTCAGATTGATGACAACACTGTTAAGATTGATGAGATTGTAAGTAAAAACAAAGGTGAGCGTACCAGTAATGGTTCAAAAATAATGAACATCGTTACTAAGGTTGCTGATGAGAATAACGTAAAAATGATACTCACTCCAAATCTTATTGGTGAAATTAAAGCCAAGGGATTTGAGACTCCTCAGAAGTTGAAAGAGTTTTACTCAAAATTCGGTTTCGAGAAGAGCACTAAAAATAATATGATGGAGAGAAATCCTGTGGTATCTAAATCACAGGTCTCTACAGAAGGTAAATATGAAGAGATAAAAGACACATTCTTTGGTGGATTAGATGCCAACAAAAATAGACTGTTCTTTACTGACCTATCGAGTGTTGCACAGATGCGTGGAGATAGTCGCTCTGATGTAGCGATGATGTTCGACGGAGCTACATTTTGGTTATCAGAAAGTAATGATGGTTATGTGACTATCGATGACTTCCAAGTAAATCCCGACAAGTTAGGTCAAGGAAGGGGAAGTGAGTCTTTAAAGACACTAACTAATTTTGCAGATAAGAACAATATAACTCTTATTGGAGAGCCATTAGCTCAATCAGAAAGACGTGCAGGTACTAAGAAAGGATTAAATCAAAAGCAATTAAATGAATTCTACAAGAAAAACGGATTCACAAAAATTAGTAAAGATACTTTAAGTAAAAATAGAGCAGCTGAGAATAACTTCTTTGAGCGTGTTCCTGTAGTATCTGATAAGGTACAATCTGAGGTTGATAAGATGAATAAGGAATTCCCTATTTCTAAGTCTCAGAAAGACTTTGATGCATTTGCTGACAGGTTTAAAATGGATAAGAATGGATATATAGATAAAATTATTGAAGGTCCAAGAATAACACAAGAATTAAATAAACTAGGATTAGGATATAAGGCAATTAAAACTTTACCAAATATATATGGTACCGGAGGGTCTCATTATATTGTAAATAAATATGGTTCAAGGGTTAAAAGGTCAACTATAAAATCCAAGTCTCAGAAAGGATTAATAAATCTTACTGAAAACGATGTTCTTAAATATAATAGGGTTGGTATACAAGATAAGAGAACTGCTCAGGCAATGAATCAAATTGGTTTATCTGGAGTAAAGTTCACCAAGGAAGAGGTAGGTAAAAAAATATCTGAAGAGTTTAATAAACTTATAAAAGATATTAATAAATATATAATTAATGAAGATAGCCCTGCAATTACACAAGCCATAAAAGCTGAGATTACCACATTAGAAGACGAAGGTGCATCTTTAAGTAGGATAGAAAGTGCCAGGTCTGCTCTTGATGAAAACTCTCCTATGAGAGCTAATTATATTAAAGAGTATGCAAGAGCGCAATCAGAAACATTAAGTCAATGGAAGGACTATCTAAACCAATCTGATTACAGTGATGCGTTTAAATATATAATATTAGATGCTGTTCTTACTCATAACTATGATTTTAAGACAGGATCATATACCAAGCGAAGTAATAAAACAATTAGAAACTTTACACCATTTGATGCAGGGACACTTGCATCTATCTATGATAGCGAGAGCAAGGCACTATTAAAAGATTATGTAGAAGTACAAGCAAATAATGTAAATAATATTGTTGGTGCTAATTCTATGGTATCTACTAAAGAAGGCAAATGGTTGAAGTTTGATGGTGGAAATAATGCACAAGATTTAAGTAATACAGCAAATAAATTATCTCAGTTAGTACAAAATACTTATTGGTGTACAAAAACAAATGCACTAAACCAATTAAAGGGAGGTGATTTTTATGTTTATGTTACAGATGATGAAAAGGGAGAATACGTTCCTAGGATTGCTGTAAGGATGGATGGTGATAAGGTTGGTGAGGTAAGAGGGAATGCTTCTTCTAAGCAAGATTTAGAACCCGATATGCTACCTGTCGCAGATAAGTTCTTAAAAGAAAGTATACCAAACGATAGTGGTAAGAAGTGGTTAGATTCTATTGCTTATAATAATAAAGTAAAAGACTTTACTAAGAACATTGAAGATAAGGATATGTCTATGGATGACATATTAGAATATTTTGATATAATAAAAGATGCTAAAAAATATTCTGTTGATTATGGTGAAAATGGGTTAGTAAGCAAATTAACTGAAAATATTAAAGTAAAAGTAAGGTATGGTGATGTTGCTGAGGATTTAAGAGGAAAAATTGCATTATATAGTAGTGGTATTGAATCAAATACTGAAATATTGATTAATGATTATTATGATAGTAGTTCAGTTGTATTCCCAAAAAATTTAAAATATATTAGTGGTAATGCTGATTTTGAACGTTCTAAAGTAGAATCACTAGGTAATTTACAATCTATTGGGGGTACTGCTGATTTTGGACGTTCTAAAATAGAATCACTAGGTAATTTACAATCTATTGGGGGTACTGCTAATTTTACTAATTCTATAGTAAAAGACTTAGGTAATTTACAGTCTATTGGGGGTTATGCTACTTTTAATGGTTCTATAGTAAAAGACTTAGGTAATTTACAGTCTATTGGGGGTTATGCTAATTTTGAGGGTTCTAAAGTAGAATCACTAGGTAATTTACAATCTATTGGCGGTTATGCTGAGTTTAATGACTCTATAGTAAAAGACTTAGGTAATTTACAGTCTATTGGGGGTTATGCTACTTTTGAGGGTTCTAAAGTAGAATCACTAGGTAATTTACAGTCTATTGGGGGTAATGCTTATTTTGAGGGTTCTAAAGTAGAATCACTAGGTAATTTACAATCTATTGGCGGTTATGCTGAGTTTAATGACTCTATAGTAAAAGACTTAGGTAATTTACAGTCTATTGGGGGTAATGCTTATTTTGAGGGTTCTAAAGTAGAATCACTAGGTAATTTACAGTCTATTGGGGGTAATGCTGATTTTGGACGTTCTAAAATAGAATCACTAGGTAATTTACAATCTATTGGGGGTCAGTTTTATAGCGATAGCCCTACATTAAATGAACAAGCTCTTGATATTAAAGAAAAAAACTCTCAAGCAACACCCCAACCCGTATCCAAGTCTCAGAAGGGACAGGATATAAAAGACTTAGCCTCAAAAATAAGGTCTAAGAAACTTAGCGGATTAGGCGTACATGTAGATTTCGGTATAAGTAAAACTATTTATAACGGTGCATTAGAAATAGCGGCAAGAGAAGTAGAAAAAGGGTCTAAACTTGGTAATGCTATTAATAAAGCAATTCAGTGGATAGATAGCAAAATAAATAATGCCAAATGGAATAAAGGATTATTTGCCAAACACCTAAACGACAAATACAAAGTTACACTCAACGGAAAAGAAGTAGAAGTTGAAGTAGATAATTCTAAACCTACTGCCGAATTAATTAATGGGTTTTATAGTCCACTTGAAAGGGGAATAAACAAGTCTAAACTTGATAAAGCCACAGGGAAAGAATGGTTAAAACGATTAATAGGAGAAACAGAGGGAGATGAGCTTAAATGGACTGGTGTTGCCGATTATTTAACTGAAAATTCGGATAAAGTAATTTATAAAAACGATTTACTTGATTACTTTAAAACCAATCGTATTGAAATAGTTGAGGTTGTGAAAGAAGAACCAACCGAAGATGATATAGATACCTTAATGAATGATGAAGTAGGTGAAGATATGTCAAGAGATGATGCTATTGAGTATCTTAGAAATGACTATGTAGAAAATAGTAGAACTAAATTCTCTCAATACCAATTAGAAGGACAAAAAGAAAACTACAAAGAGATATTGGTTACATTGCCGAGTAAAGAAAAACCGCTCTTATTAAGAGATTGGTATGAGGGCAATATGAGTAAATACAGAGGGCAAGAAGGAATAAAAGCACCAAAGTTTGCAGACCTAACGGACAAAGAATTTAATAAGGTTTACGAAGAATTTAATAGGTCAGAGAAAGAAAGAATAGCAGCAAACAGAAAAGCCCAAACATCATTCCAATCATCCCACTTTGACGAACCAAACATTCTTGTTCATTTAAGAATGAATACCCGAACAGATGTAGAAGGCAACAAGGTTTTATTCTTAGAAGAAGTACAAAGCGATTGGGGACAGAAAGGTAAGAAGGAAGGGTTTAAAGATACTTCGGAGCAAGAAAGTATTATTAATAAATCAAAAGAAAAAATATCTGAATACAATAAATCGCTTAAAAAATTAGGTTTACTACCAAATTCATCTACATCCGAAATTGCAGAATTTAAACAAGGCAAAACAGAAAGAACATCTGAAATAAATAAAGCGATTGCTAGATTAGAAAAATATAAAGATACCGTAAGAAATAACAGAGATTGGGATGCTGCAAATAAAGAAATTGAGAAATACGAAACGGAAAAAATAACAATAAGAAAAGAAATATTATCAGCTTTTAATGGGATTGAAATAGAAAATGAAAAAATTAATATTGCTGAACGTAGTATAGACAACGCTAACGCATCAACCCCTCAAGCTCCTTTCGTAATGGACACAAACGCTTGGGCAAAATTAGGTTTAAAAGTAGCTCTTAAAGAAGCAGTAAAACAAGGTGCTGATAAGATTGCTTGGACTACTGGGGAACAACAGAATGACAGGTATGATCTGAGCAAGCAGGTTGATGAAATTTTATATAGTAAATTAGATAATGGTAAATATATTATTAGTGCTGATAAGAATAATCAATCTATTTCAAGTGGTGTTTATTCTGAATCACAACTTGAAGGAGTATTAGGTAAAGAAATTTCTAATAAAATTATTAATAATGAAGGTAATGTAAGTGAAGAATATCATTCTGTAATTGGGAATGATTATTATAGTGGGCAACCAAGGGAGCATAAAGTGTTAAAAGGGGACTACTTAAAAATTGGTGGCAAAGGGATGAAAGGTTTTTATGGTTCACCAAAAGAAGGAAGTTTAGGCATAGTAGGTAATGTAGCTAAGAGTTTATTTAAGCAAGAGCCGAAGACAACTGAAATTATAAAGAAAATATATGATGGGAATCAACAAGAAATAAGATTTTTTCAAGACTTCCTTGAAAATGCTGGAGAAGGTATTTATAATGTAGACGCAGTTAAATTAGAAATAAATGAAAACTCTGATTTATATAAAGAATTTAAAAAATTAAAATTAAAATCAAAAAGCAATAATATAACAACCACTCAAAACTCCATAGACATAACACCCGAACTAAAAGAGTCAGTTGAAAGCGGAATACCATTATTCAAAGGTCTAAACCAACCTGTATCCAAGTCTCAGAAGGGTGATCTATCCGAGAGTAATCTGCCCGGGTACGATGCAATGATAAAGAAATTAGATAAAATTATTGACGAAACATCCAATAAGATTGACTCTACTAAGAAAAGGGTATACACATCTGCTTTAGCATACTTACAGAGTTCCTTGGTGTACGAGAATGCCACAGATGTACAGCGTGAGGCATTGGTAAGGATGCTGAATAAGAAATTAGGTGTTAGAGAAAAGTCTGCCCCATCTCCAGGTAAATTATTTGATACTATCAAGGATATCAAAAATATTACGATGACAGACACTCAACTTCTAAAGCAAAGAATAAGAGACATGGCAAAATCATCAAGGGATACCAAGGCAGCTTGGTTAAAGATATCCGCTGAGGTTATAAAGTCAGTCAGAGCATTAAAGATAAACGGGAAAATAAGTACATCTCAGTTAACAGCCATTTTAAATAAATTTAGTAAAATAAATATGTTTAATGATGACTCTATAAATACGTTTTTAGACTATATGTCTAATGTTTTTAAAGATGTAGACTATCAAAATAAACTAATTGCTGCCAATAAAATAAAAAAACAAATAGCAAAACTAGCTGCTAATAAATCTAAAAATGCTGATTTAAGGGCATTAGCAAAAAAGTTCTTAGAACTAGACACATCGTTAGTAGAGGATATAGACAGGTATAATAGTATCGCAACGCAACTAAAAGAGTCTATAACCGGAACAAAATCATCAGATAATTTTGTTGATATTATAGATATTGTACCTACTTTAAAATATATTGAAACAGTAAAAAAAATTCAGGATAGAATATTATTTAATAGAGCATCAGAACAATTAGAAGAATTATTTGGAATTGATGATACTTCTGGTATGACATATAATCAAATAATCAAATTAATTAAAGAAGATAAATTAATTATAAAGAAAGAAGATGAAGGCTTATTTAGAAAAAAGGCTAAAGGTAGATTTGATTCTTTTTCAGCAATAATAAATAAGATAATTAGTACTGGAACAGAACCTATTAGTGGTGATATATTTGAACTGACAGCTTCTGAAGAGCAAACTATAAAGAAATTTATGAGTATGGATTTGTCTTTATTGGATTTAAAGACAGTTATTGATGCGGTGGATGCATTGCAGAACTTTATACAGAATAAGTCTATTGCAAAAATAGGGTCTGTTTTTTATGAATATACAGGATTGAAAAATTCGTTGGAACTTGAAAAAAACAAATTAATATCTAGTAAAATTAAATTATATTTCTCCGGGGTTATAGGAGGGGCGGCATATGAACAACTTTCCTCTCTACCATCTTTAATAGAGAAAATGTTTAAAGGGGTTATAAGGGGGGGTATTTTTGAAGATAAGAGCGGTATTTCAAGCGTTGTAAATGGGAAGGCTGAAGCGACAAGTGAAGTAAAAAAGTTTGCTGTAGAGTATACTAAAGAGTTTGGAGACACAAAACCAAATGGGAAAGATTTTTTTGATGAAGAAAATATTGTAGAACGTGGTATGTATGCACATATGCTAAGAACAATTATTGGCACAAATGAGCAAATGGAAGATGATTTTATAAGAAGCAAAAACGATATAATAGACTCTATAGAATATCTTACAAATGATAAAAGTTCAGAAGAAGAAAACAGATTAGGGGAGCTATATAAAAAGGTATATAATAAGATACTTAAAGATGCCGAAAGCATTGAAGATATTGAAGGTAAAGTTAGTTCAATAAATGGGGAGGCTGTACTTTTTTGGGTAAACAAATGGGACAGCAAGTTTGATGAAATGAACGATGTTTCTAAGAGTATTTACAATGAAATATTAGAGAGAGAATCTAATTATACCCCTGCGAGATATCTAAATACAGAATTAAAAAAAGAATTAGATATCGAACAAACTCAGTCAGTATTTAATACAAATAATTTTAGACCTGGGACATTATATAAAGAGGAGTCAGGGTCACTTAAAAAAGCACAACATAAACCTCTACCAAAAGGTTCATATATAAATTTATCGTTTGATACAAATAATGTAAATTCAATGTATGATGCATTGATAGATATAAAAACGGCTGGTCCTATAAGACAACTTCAAGCTTTTATGGAAAATATGTCTAATATTATACCAAATAAAAATGATAGAAATTTATTAAAATCAAGAGTAAATCATTATGTGAAACTTACAAGAAATAAAAATAATATAAATAATGAACAGTTATCAAGAGCAATAAATAAATTAAATAGTATTACATCTATAGGAGTTGCATCCGCACTTACAAGTTTATCTCAACCTGTTAAACAAGTAGTGCCATTGGCATTTAATACAATAATTAATGCAAATGGGTTAGACATTAGAAATATTTGGAATAAACAAATTAGAGATTTTATTGATAATTCAGGTACAACAGTTGCAAATAGGTCAATGGCATCTGAGGCTCAAATAACTAAATCAAATAAGTTAGAAGATTTAATAAATAATTCATCTGGAATAAAGCAATTAGAATATATAAAAAAATTGGGAGAATTTCAACTTAAATGGTTGCTTGAAAAACCTGATGTATTTATTGCTAGGGCATCGTGGTTTACATACTACAAAGATTATTTGAGTAAAAATAAAATAAAATTTGATTTTAATGTATATAACGAGGATGCTAAAAATTATGCTACAAGAATGGTTAACAGACAACAGAACATATCCGATCCGGACTTGGGAGGAATGCTATTTACTAAAAATGATGCATACAGAACGATTGTAGTAAAAACAATATTTGCTTTTGCTAATTTCAGAATAAATCAGTCTATACGATTGATAAATGATGTAACTACACTTACAAGTTTTACTTCATCTAAACAAGACAAGGCAATAGCAGCAAAGTCATTAGCAGGATTTGCAGTAGAAGCTGCTGCATTTAGATTGGTGTCGATAGGTACAACTGCATTACTAGATTCAATCACTAATTCAATATGGGGTGGAGATGACGATGAAGAAGAAAAACAAAAAAGATTAAATAATATTTATAAAGGGCAAATTACAAATCTTGCAGCCGATATGCTTTCTCCTGTTCCTTTAACAGACCCTGCTGTAACATTTGGAATAAATTATATTGCAAATATGTTGCAAATGGACAAGCCAGAAAAAGAAAGATTATTGTTGTTTGAAGCAAAGCCAAAAGACTTTGTTAAACAAGCAGGGATATTGGGTATAGCAGCAGAAGATGCTATGGGATTATATAAATTGTCTAAAATGATTTATACTAAACAATTTGTAGATGATTATGGTAATACTAAAACATTATCAGATGAAGATGTAAATAAATTGCCATTACTTTTATTGTTAAATTCTGTTTCAATGCTAAAATTAGTCCCAACGGATGTTAAAACTATATCCAAAAGAGAACTTGCAATTATCAAAAAACAAGGGAAAACAGAAAAACAATTAACGAAAAAGACATCTTCTAAAAGCAGTAGCATTGAAGATATTGATAAAGAAATTTATAAAGAAATTGAAAATATTGATAAAGAAATAGATGATGCAATTAATGAAAATTTTTAATTTATATACCTAATATATTTGAACTCCTTTTGTTTGTCAAAGTATATTACAAAGTCAGATAAAAGTTTATCATATTTTATTGTACCAATTAGGTTCATAGCTTTAGCGTATATAATACCATCGTCACACGACCAAATGAGTACCGGATTAAGCCGCTTAGATATCAACTTGTTAAACCTGGTAATGGTAATTGATAATGGATAAGCGTATCTTATAACATTTGGGGATATAATTACTTCTGAATAAGCAATTAGGTCCCCATTTATATTCAGTATTTTATATTCTAAGGATTCAGATTTCTTATAAATTCCACCGAATGTATTAATGAATACATCCATTGACTTATTTTTCCTTGCTATATTTTCTTTAGATTCAAATTGTATCATCCCCTATAAACGTCTGTTTTAAGACCATGCAATTTAAGTTCCTCTAATCTATACTCCTGCAACTTAGAAAGCACTCCTGTTGGCGTTTTTACCTCCACAAATAAGACATCAGCATTCCTTGGTATTGCGATTAAATCAGGTATACCATTCTTATTTGTTTTAATAAGCTTTATAACATAGTATCCTTCAGCCTCTAATTTCTTTATATGCTTAGATTGTATTTGCTGCTCAGTCATTAGAATAATTTAGAAAACATTTTCTTCCACCAGGATTTATTACATTCTTTAATTGCATATTCTAAAGAACTAATTTTTATCATAAGGATTTGGTTTAACTTGTCTCCCCTAATCATCTTATCCCTCATATTCTCAGTCAACTCTTGGTGATATATAATGTTTTTAATCTCTCTACGAAGTAGTTCATTTAGTTCGATAATCTTTGTTTTTAGTTCTTGTTTTGTTGGTTGTATCATGTTGTTATTTGTTTGCTTTTTTATAAACTTCAATCATCTTATTAAATGATATGTTACGATTTCAGTTGTTTTACCGTACCTGGTCTTGATAAGTTTTTTAGTTTTTTCAAAATTCATATTGTGGTGTCGATTTAAACGGTCCACAACTTTGTGAAGATTCCAATTAAGGAATAACTGGCAACACTCCAACTGGCTTAAACTACCGTTTCTTTTAAAGTGGTCGGCTATTGCTAGGGTACATGTCTTAAATTTTGGTTTTGGTTTAAAAATGTTTTGTATGTTCATAGTTCAAATTTATTAAAATGTTTTTTAAATTCAGTTATTGTATAATCAATCCCCTCAATGGTATAAATTCTTACTTTACCCATTTTACTCAGATGTCCCACCACCTGTTGCCTGCTAAACTTCCTAAGTGCTTTAAATTTCATAATTCAAATTAAGAGATATTGTTTTAATTATTTGTTGGTTTAAGTAATTTAGAAACGTTCTAAAATGGTAATATTTCTTTTTAAATCTTAATTAATTCTTTTCTTAACTGCAATACACTTCTAAATTTACCGTTGATACAATAACCTTTAGTTCCGCTTACAACTACTTTTCTTACTTGTTTGCCTCTTAATGTATTGATGCAAATTCCATTGTCTGTAAACTGGTAATTCGGGGCTGATTTTAGCTGCCATTTTAAATTGTAATTAACTGTTATTTGCATAATTAGTATTTAGTTATTTAATACTCACCGATTAGTTATGTGTAATAATTTTTTTATCAACCCACAATTAGATTACTTGAAAATGAATATCAAAAACATCATTACCCATTGTTGTAAATCTACCATCTTCATAAGCAACAGACACTTTATCTATATTCATTTCACAAGTATAAGTAAAGTCTTTAAAATAATTCATACCATTTTTAAATTTAATGTTTTTTATACAAACACATTTATTTTGTTCAATATTTTCATTCAAGAACTGTTCGAAGTTCTTTACTTTATTTATTTGTTCTCTCATTTCTTTACTCATGGTTTTATTTTTATATATAAATATTTAAAATTGTATTTTAATCCAACTCCTACCCACAAAATTACTACACATAACAAGGTGTATAAGAAAGTTTGCTATTAACAGTAGTGTTAATTTGAAAGTTCGTCTAAGCAAACCTTCTCATACACCCAACCGTTAGCGGTTATTCTGAAAGAACGCCTCTGCAAATCCAGCAGAACACATTGAACGAATATCAGCATCACATTTTATTTTATCTTTTGCCCATTGCATTTCGGGTATTAAATCAACTGCTGATTTATGTAAAAATGCAAGTGCAGGTTTTGGGCGTCCTGGTCTTATATAAAGTTTATCGTTTTTAGGCACTTTATTCCAATCAGTATATTTCTTTGTAGGTATCTTAAATTCACCCCACAATCCTGTTTTTTTAGTCCAAGGGCTTCCATATTCCCAAGGTTGATAAACAAGTTTTGGTTTGCCTAAAAACTCTTTTAATCTACCATTTGCAGGGTTTTCAATTACCCACCATTTAGGCTTTGCAGCTTCAATAATTCTCAAACAGTGGTTTACTAAAAACATTCCTTTTTCTAAATCATTTTCTTTATGAAATCCGTTTGCTGTTGAAAATTCGGTGCATACAGGGTTTGCAATTATTCCCCAAACATTAGGCGGTGGATTGTAATTTTCAACGCCTATTTCTTCGCCTATCATTATTACTTCGTATTCATCAGATAATTGATAAAACAAACTATCGCTACCTAAATCAGCACATAAGTGAAGGATAATCTTTGGAAAAGAACAACCGCTAACATGTGCTATAAGAAATAGCGGGTTCTGTGCTATATTCAACATTTCGTTTTCAAATAAACTTATCTGCATAATTCAAATTTTCGTTTTCAAAATCCGCTATTTCTTATAGCACCATACGTTAGGGCAAATACTACGTTACATTTTAAAATAGTATTTTGCCCCTACTTTAGTTCTTGTATTAGTCCATATTTTTAATGCCTTCAATGAACTTTGGAAAATCACTTGTATAATGTAGTGTTACTCCATTTTTAAAAATAGAATTAAATCCTAAATCTATTTTGTTTTGGTTTTTAAACAATCCTGCTTGACCATCTATATTTGTAGTAAAATCAGCTATCTCCTGATTGAGTTTTAAAGCTAATTCTTTACTACAAATAATAATAATTTCTTTCTCGTCTTTAAACGTTTCGATAATTCTGTTAATGTTTTCCATTTTTTTTGTTTTATAATTAATTTAATTTTTTTGTTTAATTGTTGGTTCAAAATACGTTTAATGGTCTTCCACAAATCATCATTAAATTTAATAATTCTTCTTGGTAATGAAATGTTGTTAAATGGTTGTCTAATGACTTTACAAAAATATTCCATTGTTCATCACTATTTTTCTCTATAGTCTTAATATCTGAAAATCTATCAATTTGACTCTCTATAGATATATTGCGATATATACGAGGGACTGGACTTATAAGTATTGGAGATGAATATCCTTCTATTTCGTAATAGACACGAAATTGCTGCATCTCTTCATCAAAATATCTAACAGGATCAGAAAATCCATGTGTCAAAATAAATTCTTTATTTATTGGCTTTAATGTCATAATGATTCTTTGAAATGGTTTAATGTATAATCTTTTTTATTTAATACTTGCTTGTAAATATCTTTTTCAATACCACCAATAGAAAATATCCAATAGACTTGGTTAGCAGGTCTTTCCTTGGTAGTCATTCTATCCTTAGATTGCCAATAACTTGTAGCACTAAAATCGATGTTATAGTAAACCAAATAGTCAGCATTCTTTAGTGATATACCTTCTCTCCCGGATACAATCTGTAGGGCTATGTTCTTATTTGTATTATCAAACTCTTCAAGATCGGTAGTAAGTTCATCACCGAATATTTCTTCTAATGCGTTTAGTTCTTCCTTAAACTTATAAAATATTCCAATCTTACATCCCAAAAAATTATTTTTAATAAACTCTGCCTTACTTGTATCTAGTACTATTGAATTGCCGCTCTCAAACTTTACTGTTCCTGAGCATAGTTGGTGTATTTTAGTCATAAGTTTTACGGATGTATCTGCTAGTATGACTTCATCTTTCCCTTTAACAACTAAATCTTTTTTTAATTTATTTATTATATTATAGGTAGACTCTTTTAGTTTTATATACAATATCTCTTCTTTTATTTCACTTAAAAATCCTGCTTCTTTTTGAGTATAACTAATAGTATATGGATTCATTACATCAATTATGGATTTCAATGCATTTGAATAGTCATTTACTTTATTTCCAGCAATATTTCTTTGTACTACATTGACATATTCATTTGCAAATTTATAGAAATTAGAAAATCCTCTAAATGGATTTAATGCAACACCATATACTTGATGATATATCTGTGAGTATGATTCTGGAGTTGGCGTTCCTGAAAGGAATATTGTCTTGCATCCTGTTTTTTTTAAAATATTTTTTACAGAAACCGCTCTTATACTTGGCTTAGGAAATGCTCCCATACTGTGAGCTTCATCGCATATTACTAAATCCCATATATGATTGTTTTCAACAGTATGCAAACTCTCATAATTTATTACCTCTATGTTATAGATTGGTAAAAAATGATTTATATCTTTTTTAATACCTGATATCGCTTTCTTCTTAGTAATAAACAATACATTTTTAACCATTAAATCCTCTGCTATAGATAGTGAAGTAAAAGTTTTTCCTGTCCTAACTTCCATAGCTAAGTAAACAAATCCATGCCTATTAATTATATCAATTGCCTTATTAGTTATATCAATTTGATAGTCTCTAAGAATTAACTCAGAATGTCTTTTCAGGTCACGCTCCGACAGTAATCTATAATGCTCACAACTCATATTAATTTTATTTACTGTTTCGATGTCTGTCTTATGTTTTAATTTTATTTCTATCTTACCACGTTTTGTCTCAGTTGTGCTAATATTAATAACTCTCTGCAACCTAAGACAAGACTCATACATCATTTGGTTATTATGTCCGTAATCTCTTTCAATCAACTGCATCCTTTTTTCTTCTAATAATCATCCAACGACCTGTTAAGTCTCTCCCTTCTTCAGGCATTGTATTTTCTTTATACATTGAGTAAGATATTAACCACTTATAAAACCTAGTTCTACTTATGGTCATTTTTGACTTTGGACCATAGTCTGGATATTCTTCAATAAAAGCAGCATATAGATCATTTTTATATAACCTTGTCTCTACCTCTAGCATTTGATTTTGCTCTTGATTATCTAGTAATCCGCACCATTCAATAAACTCATGGCAAGTTTCAGCTGATAATTGTCTGATATTTAAGTTAACAAATTTAGACTTAACAAGACCTGTATTTAAATATCCGGTTAAGCACTGAATCATATAGTTATCAAATTCGCACCAATCAATATCTGACCAATCGCTAAACATTAGTTTCTTAAATTCATCGAGAGGGCTATAGTTCTCATTATAATGCTGGTGTAGTTCAAGTTCCCATTTCCTTCGTGCGAATGAATTACCTGACCCTTTGATAGCATAGTTTGTAGTTATAGCAATCTTAGGTGACTTGCTAAATGGTATCTTGATAGCATCCTTATTCTTTTTTTCTAATGTAAGACCTTCGGTTACAATACTAAATAGTCTTTCAAAATCAAAGTATTTTTTAACATCATCAAAACATAGAATTTGTGTATCTGCTGAAACTAGTTGGTATGCAAACGACCTTTCGAATAGGAACGACTTCCCATCAATAACAACAAGTTTCTTCATTTTACTTAGTGCATTCATAAATAACCCCTTACCTGTCCCACCATTAGGATTATCGCTAATAATCTCATCATTTAGTATAACCGCAGGACAAAACGATAGGTTCTTATGTGCATGTAGCAAATACCCAATTGTACTCTCCATTGTCTTAATCCTATCCTCATCCTTGTAGCAAATATTAGCAATGAATGTTTTATAGTCACAACGACCTGTAACAGCACATATATTAAATATCCTATCTATTATGTGGTCTTTCCAGACAAATCCTCCAAGGTTAATATAATCTATGGTAACAATACTATCCTTGGTAATCTTTACTGCACAATTTCTATAGTACAAGTAAGCTGTATGTTGAGTGTCCTCCATGAAGTAAATATCTACTGTAGAAATTAACGACATAAACTCCTCTTTAAAGAACCTTGTTTGGTCAGCGAAGTAATTATATACCTTAACGTCATCTAACTCGATTAGGTAGCTTAAAACGAAGTCCTTTATCTCTTTTTCGCTTGTATGGTCAATCAAATTATTAGTAACTCTTACAAATACATAACTCTTACTACCTTCAGGGCAGTACTTATAGAATCCATTGTACTCTAAAAATGATTTGAATTGGATGTGTACCATTGATACGGCACCCTTCTCATTCTTATTCCAAAAGGTTAGTTTTTGGTTTTCTTCATCAACCCTATTTAAAACTGCCTCTATTACATCGCTATCCAAATTGGAATCTTGCAGTTGGATGCGGATATCCTTTTTTGGCACACCTCTCTTCAGTTTCTCTTTAATAGAGTTAATCCTCTGCTCATCCTCGTAATACTTGGTGCCAAAATTTTGCGTGTTCTTGTATGCTGAGTCAATTACTGTCTTAACCTCAAATTCATTAAATGTATCTGTCGCATACTGGGTTAGTACAAACATTGCCAAACTCTTATTAATTCCAAAGTCATTTAGTGCCATAGCCAAGATGTATGCATTTTGGTTTCTTGAGCCTTCAACCATTGGATACTTCTTAGTCCACCAACTAATAAGTATATCTACAATCTTATTCTCGTCACTAATTGGGATTGTTGGCTTATCTTTAAATTTATTAATCTCAACATGATTATACTCTTCAATCTTTTCCCACACCTCTGAATCACTGTTTATATAAATTAATGGATCATAAGACTCATAACAAACTCTGCTTATATTTTTGCTCGTCTTATCAAAATATGGAGAATCAAAATATTTCTCTAATGAATTAAAATAATTTACATGGTTATCTGTTATTGGTGGTATTTTTACTAACACCTTTAACCCATTACCTGACGGAGAAATAAATACACTAAATACAAACTTGTTTTTAGATAGAATTTCTTTGTCTACTAGCAAATCCTTTTGCTTTACATATCCATCAAAATCTAAACATATTAAACCGGAATGCGATATAATAGAACTGTCAGCCCTCTTATTAAATTTTCCGCTAAAACAAATAGCAACCAACTGTTTTTTTATTTCATTTCTTTCATTTTTATTTTTTTCTAATCGTATTTTCTTAATTATTTCTTTTGATGTTCCGTTTTTGATTCTCTCTAATATAACCATCACATCCCTATGGAATGGAGCATCTATATCCCTTATTGTTTTAAATATTGTAATGTCGTATGTCATTGCATGTCGTTTTTATGTCGATTTTATGTACGTTTTTTTTGCTTAACTATCTGATTTGATGAACTAATGTCGATTATGTTAATTAATTAACCTAATTATAATTATAAAAATAATATATATTATATATATTTATATATAGTAGTAGTAATAGGGGAATAAATTGGTTTTTTTGGTATTAAAAATAGGGGCAGAAGAATACTGCCCCCAATTGTTTTTTTCTAGAATGGCAAGTCGTTATCATCATCTAACTTGTATTCAGGTTTAGCTACACTCTCCTTGCTTTCAAATGTATCTAATTCGACATAGAAGTTACCTGTTCGTGCTTTCATAACACTTAGGTTAACCCATCCGTCTTTAGTGTGTTGTTTCATAAATGCAATAGCCTCATCAACTTTTAATGATAATCTACCTACTACAAATTCTGGTGCGGACTCTTTACGTTTAAAGATAAATCCATTGGCGAATACTTTTTCTTTTGGCATTTTATAATTTGTTATTTTTTATACTAATAGTTCTGCAATGTGGTGGTGTAAAATATCATCAGTTGGATTGATACCATAATATTTATTAAATACCTTTATTGCCGCCTCAACCTTTAACTCCCCGGATAACAAGAATGAGTCACTTACATCAAATTTACCTAACTGTGAGGTCTCCTTGTCAATAACTAGAAATATTAACCTCTTACCAAACAACTGCTCATATATGTAAGCTTGACTATCATAATTATATGTCTTAGCACTATATCTAAACTTATTAATATCAGAGGTTGTTTTAACGTCAATAATAAAATCATTAGCCATAACAACATCTGCCTTACCTTTCCACATCTCACCCTTTATTTGTCCTATTGCAGGGACTTCATAGGTGTTCCCTGGCGCATATAGATATTCATAGAACATTAGATTAGACTTCATTGTATTAGCCAAATATTGTAAGTTCTGAATTTCGTGAGCCAAGAAACAAAACTCCACTCCATTATCTTGAATGAACGTCTTGTACTCCTTATTATTTCTAGTGGCTGTATCAATAAATAATGTATCAACACATTTTTCAGGTTCTAATAAATATTGGTGAATATATCTGCCATCTATCATAGGACGAGTTTCTTCTCCCTGAGCCTTAAACTCCTTTGGGTTATTTAATAAAGCATTTATATCAGAGTTAGATAAAAAAAGTTTGCCCTCCCCTTTGTAGTACTCATCATCATTTTTTAATCTATTTAGAATCTGCTCCATCTATAATTAATTTTATTTCTTTAATAATATTTGGACTGAGGGTGTACTTGCGACTAAGCTGATTAGTAATTAAATCTAGACCTAAACTTTTGTTAGATTCTATATAGGATTTAACTTTTTCCCAATCATCACTTTTTAAAATCAATTCTTTAGAAATATTCTCGATTGGAGACTCAGTTTTTTTATCCGCAGGAAATGAATGACCCATATAAACATTTGCAGCAACTCCTATAGCCTTGAGGGCTACACTTAGTGCGTCAGTCATTGCCATTTTTTCAGCCTCATCGCTTACATATGGACCAGACTTCTCATTAGATACTAACTTACTACCGCCTGTACCAAATATTGCCTTAGACCACACCTCGCCATCTTTGATGTAAACACTAAGGTGGCAGTTGCATACTACCTCACCATTTGCACAATTGATGTATTCAAACTTTACATCGTCATAGTACCATCCAATTCCTATTGGACCAAACACATCTGTCATCACCTCAATTCTCCATTGTGGCTTAATGTCTGTCATTCCCGATAATCTTCCACCTGTAATCTTTTTCAATACACCTGCTGGAGGATTCTTTAATTTGTCATAAAATCTCTGATTTGTCATATAATTTAATTTAATTGTTCAAGTTTTTTTATTAATGTCACATAGTCCGGATCGATACCTAACTTTTCTTTAATGGTTCGAATACCATAGGCAACTGTTGAGTGATATACATGGTACCCATTCTTTAGCATATGCTTTTCTATATATGATAATATCATCTGCCTATTATAACACAGATAATACAACATAAATCTTGCAGTACATATCTCCCTGTCCTTATTTTTTGAAAACAATTCTTCCCTTGTAATGCTAAAAGCGTTAGCCACATTATCTGCATAATTGTCAAATATTTTACTCTTCATATAGTGCGAATATAGTCTTAAATTTGTTTATATTTAACAATTGTAGAATTAATAATCATAAAATATATTGCACTATCCCGATCTCGTGTTCTGACAGTTGTATTCATTTCATCAGACTCGGTTGCATCATTCAATTCGCAGTAGTATGTACCATCAGATAACATCTGAATATTTATATGGAATAAATAATCCTCTACATAGACACAGTCTTTATGTAACTTTATTTGTGGAAACGCTTTTTTGTAATCCTTCTTGTCATAGAATTGCATTGTATTTAATAAATCCTGTGGATAAATTAATCCATTGCGAGATAATTTTTTAATAACTTTTTCTCTTTTGTTCATTTTATATAATTTAATATGTGTGAAATTACTTCTATTGTCCATCCATTACCTAGTTGCTTGTACCTTTGACTGTCGCTAACGGGCATCAAATAGGTATCTGACATAGTCTGTAGTCGCATACATTCTAATGGCGTTAATCTTCTAATTCGTGAGGTATTTATCATATTACTTCCATTTGGCAATTGAGCTTGTAATGCAGGACTTATACCGTTTACGTCATAAATCCTATCCTGTTGGTATGGTTGAGTTCCTCCGTTAGATTTATTGTTGTTGCTTACTTGAACGACTTGCCTACAAGCTCCATTTCTAACTCCAAAACCTTTATAATAACTTGCATCTATTGTTGTTGCTTTTTCATTGGATAATGATTTTTCAATCTCTTTTTGATATTTTAATTGCATTAATAGGTTATCTTTACTTATCGCAGTAGTAAGCGTATTCATTTTATCGTAATCAATACTAGTTATTTCTTTGGCTTGAAATGGCGTATAATCTTTTCCATTTTTCATACTTTCTTTTCGTATTTTCTTTGCTTCATCAGTTCTGCCAAATTTGATACATCCAACTAATTCTATTGCGTTTGTATTGCCACTATCTAAGCAGTAAGTCTTACCATCAGTTCGTGTTAAATGACCACTACCACCAGCATTTTTATTCTTTTTAATTGCAGGTCTATTTGGATCACGTCTCTGAGTATTATGAACTATTAGCATATTGTCCGTAGGAGCTAATGCTGCATTTGCCCTAAGAGAGTTCCCCTTGCTATCGCTCTCTGTCTTTGGCTTAAATGCAAAGCCTGTCCCCTTGCCATCGTGCCTTACCTTGTGCCTCTCAAACCCTGCAATTAACTTGTCGCTTAAATAGTATTTATCATCAACTTCACTTTCAAGTATATCTTTTAGAAAGATACCCCTATCTTTAGGTTGTTTAATTATACTTGCTAAGTCTCCAAATAATCCTGCTGGTTCTAATCCAATATTTGTCCAATAGATACGCTTACGATTCTGAGCAGATACTAGTGAGGAGTTTATATGGATACCATTCACTCCAATAGCCTTGCTTAATACTTTTTCCCACTTCTCTCCCATCTCTACATTCTCAAGCAGAAATAATATATCCGGATTTTTTATTCTAAGTTCCGATAAAACTCTACAATACTCCCAAAACAAATACGATTGACCTTCAAACTCAAAACCATCATTTTTTAATTCCAAGTAATGTTCAAGGGTTAATATCTCTGTCTCGCATTTTGTTGACATACCCTTACGCTTTCCTGCAAATGAAAAACTTTGACAAGGGGAACCACCAAATAACATATCAATCTTAGGCAACTCCTTTGCATTAACATTTACAACTGAACCTAACTGAATAGTATCTGGATAGTTTGCCATAGTTACTTGTATAGCATACTTATCTATCTCACTTGCATAATATGTACCCACATCAATATTCGAACGCTCTAAACTTTGTCTAGCGCAAGATATACCATCAAATAAACTCACTATATTCTTTTTTGCTTTCATAACTTATTTCTTCTTCTATGTAATTATTATCTATAATCTCACTAATTTTATCTAATAACTTATTAAATAATCTCTTATATCCTAAGTCGTATGTATACAATTCATTGTGTCTAGTAAGACCATATACTGCCATAGTATGATCTTTCAAACCTATGCTTTGCGAAATAAGTAATAATTTATCATTTGGGAAATATTTTTTATACAAGAACATATATGCATATCTGCATTCTGGATATGGAGGCAATCTAGTATATGACTCAATTGTATTTGGTAATATATCAAATATCTCTTCAATCGTTCTCTTAAATAAAAATAACATTGCATTTTTATCTATTTTTAACTTAGCCGTTTCATTTGTATCAACAACAATAAGTGATATAGGTCTTCCCATTACATAATTAAGTTCAATCTCAACTCTGTTGACTATTTTTAATACTTCTTTTGATATTTGTATTTTGCTTTTTCTCTTCATAATAATACTTTTTATGCTATGTCTGGCTATAAACTCTTACGCCATCTACTGTCTCATAGTTTATTGGATATTTACTTAGCAATGCATTTATATCACTTGAAAATGAATTTTTAGATTCAATATCTAAATATAAAACCCTGTCTATAACATCCTGAATCATCTCAAGACTATTTTCAATATTTGATTTTGGCATTACTCTACTCTAGTTATATATCCATACCCTAAATTATTATCACGCATGTCAAATTTCATATAATAAAATTGACCTCTTTGTAAGTCTAACACTTCATCTATTTTAGATTTTATTGCCAAAATAAACTCAGGAGCGACACTATCTTTATAGTTAAGCACCTCTCCAATACTTAACTTTACATTGATTGGCATAGAATTTTCTATGAAAGATACCCAATACTTTCTTTTTGAATTAATTTTCATTTGATTGATGTTATTAATAAATAAAATGTTAATATTATGGTGGTTACCGCTACTAGCAACCACCATATAATTTTTAAAATCTCAGACATTATTTAAGTTATACTCAATAAACACATTTCTTGCATCTGTAACTACTTGATTAAATTTTTCAAATACCTCTTCTTGAGTGCATTCTAATGAAGGACTATAACTACCTAGAGCAACAGATGTACTGCACATCCAGAAATGGTCACTATATATAATCATTGATTTATATTCATCAAAACAATGATGAAACACGCCTAACACATCCTTAAAACTTAACGGGAAATTTACATCAATTTCTAACACTTCTTGTTGTTTTACTTTTACTTTCATTTGATTATTTTTTTTAGTTCTAATTTAATTTCTCTTGCCTTATCACCTCTCCAAGTAGCAGCATTTGACAAGAAATATGCTACTATTGACTTTGCTGAATCTAAATAATAAGAATCATTTATACTATCCAAATGATGCATAGCATTTAAGTATGGGACAGCACCGAAGTACACATTAACCCAATCCTTTTTAATCTCAGCTGCTATTTTGCTTATAGTTCTATCGCTCATACTTACTTAAATCTAAGTCTACTACTGCTCCCAAGTCCGTTGTAAAGGTTACATTGTACTCCATAAGTTTTGATAATGCCTTAAACTCATCTATAGACTCAAAATAATCTGCACCTATATGTGAACCAAAGAACGAATGCATAGACATAATATAGTATTGTAATGCCTCCCGTATTAATCCCCTAGAATAAGTGTCTATAGTATAACTTTTAGAATCAAAACTCATCCAAGCATCTTGATGAATACGAATCCCTAAATTTACCAATTCAATATCAGATAATTCAGGTTTATGTCTATGCGCTAATCGGTACATAGCCATAATTTCAGCATCAGGTTCTTGAAAAGCCAAATCAATTGAATCAATACCTTGGTGGTAATTTATACCAACCACTTCATCGTTCTCATACCAAACGAATACAATTCTATCGTGATCTCTCTGAACGATAGTCTTCTCTGTTTTTGTTGTTACTGTTCTCATTATTTTTTTATTATTTGTCCTATGTGAAATTCATTCATAAACATATCAATTACCCTCAGTGCCTCGTCTTTGTCATAAAATACTGCTGCCTTATCTCTATCTAAGTATATTGACTCGCTATAGATATTATTTTGCCCTAAATCCTTCGACTTAATTATATCGCTATGATACATTGTAGCCCACTCGCCATTTACTTTGGTTCGCCACTTTATTATCGCTCGACCAGAATTAGTATTCTTAATTTCCTTAGGCAATTTATCAAGTGGATAGGGGATATAATCTTCAAGTCCATTGTCGGACATAAACTTAGATGCGACATCACAAGATATTGCGTGAAAATCTAACCCCTCCAATTTGCACATACTCCGCAGCATATCTCTCTCAGCAATATAATCTTGACCATCACTTGTAATATATCCTACAATCTCTTCTACATAGTCTGAAAGGAAGTATGTATTGGTCATCCTAATTAGTCTATTGAAGAAAGCTTTGCACCTATACTCTAATGATACATTTCTGACAAGAAGTAAACTTACCTCATAACTATATGAGCCATCACTTAATCGAGTTGTACTTAATCCTTTATCTTGACAATTAATCCCCTCGTACCTTAAAAATTCAAGTACATCATACGCTGAATTTGGCAATTTAAATGTTGCCTTATAGTTATGCTGGCCTCTTGCTCCTGCCTCTTGACCTTTTCTTAGAACATCGCTTACCGCTTGTCTAATGGCTAACGCCTCTGCTTGTTTGTTGATTTCTATCATTTGATTATTTCGTAAAATTCTGTGTGCCTTAAAAAATCATTCCAATCGTTTTTGGTGTTAAATTCGTTCTCACGAAATTCATCAACACTAAACCTATAGGTTCTATATTTACTGCCATTTTTATAAATAGTAAATGTCCTATTCCTTTTGTTACTCGTTACCCTATACTTTTCCATATTTAAACTGCGATTAACCAATCAGTTACTCCCCAATTAACACTTGACGATACAGTATATCCTTTGCTCCTTAGCCTTGATGCGACTTGTGGCATATACATATACTCCTCGACTGACCAACCAAAGGAGGGTGCTGAACTGCACGTCTCAAACTTTGTCGTTAGATAGCCTCCACCTAGTTGACTCTCTAGCCTGTTCATTAGATTTAAAATGAACTGCTCTTTTTCTTCTTGTGGTGTTAGAACCACTTGTACTTGATTTTCCATTTTTTATTTGATTTGATTTAATATTTCTTGTTCTATTTGTTCCCAATTGGCATCCCAATACATACTCGATTCAGCATCTACAAATTCCGATGGCTCAAAATTAAATTCAGTACACCTCCCCGTATGGTATGGTATTAAACTGCCCTCAATCTCTATCGTCTTGCCGTCAATAACTATCTGATAGTTTACCGACATATGCTGACTGACTACTCTTATATCTATATCTGCCTTACTCATTCCAAAAAGATTTAGGTATATCAGCAACGCCTTCGCTTACTTCTGTCCATTCCTCCTCATCAAAGTTAACATCTCGCATTGTATGGTATATGTCTACACCCTCACTATCACACACATCAAAACACTGATCCATTAATTTGTTACGCAAGTCTGCTTGAATCTCAGTATAACTCTTGGCATCCGTCTTAATATTGACATAATCATTGAAGTCATCATCGGGGTGGAATGCACATCCTTCTGAACGTAACTGCCTTGCATACGTCAGAACATTTTTGATTGTCTTAATTTCTTTTATCATTTTATCTGGTTTTAGAAGTCTACTCGGAGTAGACTATTTTGAATAACTAAATTTCACACCTTCTTTCTTCATTTGTTTCATCGCAATTGCACCTTTAGATGATGGCGGTTGTGTGCCGTGTATCAGCAGAGCAAAACTCTTACCTCCAATCATTGCGTGACTGTCATCGTGGTCAATCTCAAGTCCCAAGGCATCTGCCTCTTCAACTGAGTACACTACCCTTGCAGTCTTTAGATTATTGATTTCTGCAATCAAGTCAAGTTTACCTCCAATTGATGCGGTCAGCACTAGATTTGAAGGGATATCATTTTGCCTATTAATCCAATACCCTATCGACTTTGTGTATGCATAGAATAGAATCTTTGGATTACTTTTGGCAATAATTACCCAAGCATCAAAGTATGCTTGACTGAAGAAATCCCCACTAACGTGTATCCTCATATACAATGTACCCTTTGGTATAGATGCTTGAATTAAATTCGCACTATCTAATGCTCCCAATCCTCTTAGTAAGTCAAAGTTATGCCATCTCGCAAGTCGTGTATTTGTATACACTGCCTCAGAAGATGCAGCAAAACATCTGAACTCTGTATGTAATCCATCCGTAATTTTACCTGTGTCTTTATCAGACTTGCTAAGGCAATCTTTAGCAAATGGACACGAATGTCCAGCGGGTAAACTGAATGTTTTAATCTTTGTGCCTAACTTGGCATTGCCATTACCGAACTTTAATAGTTTCATAGTCATAATTTATAAGGTTGGTAATGTGCCGTCTTTACCATAAAATAAAACTCCACCATCATTACCCTCATCATCACAAGAGAGGATACAACTTGTTCCATCGTTTAAAAAGAAACAAACAGGTCGTTTATACCAACCCATCATTTCCATTTCCTTATCGTTAAGATAACGAACTTCGGTAATTGTTTTACCTTGAAGGACTTTCTTTGCTTGGTTAGTCCATTGCTCTAAAATTGTTGATTTTACTTTTGTCATAATTATTTGTTTTTAATTAATTGTTTAATTTCTTCAATTGTTTCTTCTACGAATATTCCACCATTGTTTGATATGCCTATTACACAAACTCCATATGAATAATCTATCCTTTTAATATGGCTTACATTTACAAGCATTTTTAAACATGTGCCATCACTTGCCGTTAATTCTATAAATTTATTCTCCATCTTTTGTGAATTGAAAACATAACCCTTGGTTACCGAAATATATATATGTCTCACCATCTATGACTGTTGACTCAAGTCTCTCAATCATACCCGAACTTCCATCGCACTCTTGAAATAATACATATGGAGTCTCGCCATCTTTATTGAATAGTGTATACGTTTGGAAGTCATCGCCATCTTGCCAAGACAACATTTTGCATAGTCTTTTTACACTTTTTATATGTATGAATGGCAATGCCCATCCATTCCACGATGTGTTGATGTCGCATATCCCATTACCCGCAAACTCATCATCAAAGTGAAACTTACCACTTTTGAAAATTGTGGGGACTTCATCTATTGGCTTAATCGAGACACAATCCAATGTCTTGTATCCGAATCCCGATCCATCAATAAAATAGTTACCATTATGCATTGTAGCATATTGCTTTGTGCCGTCTTTACGAGTTATCTCGTACCATTGTTGAGTCTTCATTTGATTTTATTATTAAGTAGTTTCAATCCTTCTAATTTATCCGCATCTTGTCTGTCATATTTCAAGTTTTTTACTCTTGAAATTTCACTCATATACCAAGTGACAAATTCCCTCTGCTCTTCATCACTGACACATCCCCAAGTCCATATGACCTGTTCTTTGTATATCAGTCTAAGTATAATTTGCAGATAAACACTTTCCCATTGTTCACCTTGTAACTTGATGTGATACTTTAATGATATCCCATCGTCCGTTACCATACAATTGTCTACAATCTTTGTAAACTCTAAGGTTTGTAACCTTTCCATTAAATTTAATTCTATCTTTTCCATTTGATTTATATTTCGTAATACTTTTTTAATTTTGTTATAACTTCCTTGTCTATGCTACTGTAACCACTTTGGTTTACATAGTATTGCCTTTTAAATGAATATGCCCATCTAATGAACTTATCATTATAGTCATATAATCGTTTCTTGCCAAGGTATACATATTCGAATCCATTTGCATCGAATCTAAACCTTGTGCCTTTTTTTATCGTTGATAATCTTGCCATAATATTGTCTACTCGGAGTAGACTTTTAAAGTGGATATAACATTAATGTGCCACAGTCATACCACTCACTATACCATCCACATTTGTTGATATACTTCTCGAATGACTTTAAAACGCCAATCTCGTACTTATCACCTAATGCAAAATAGTCTGCTACCTTGGATGCACTGCCTAACCAAATCCCTTGGATTCCACGAGAATGCCCATAAAAATCCTCGGTTGACCTAATCCAGTTTAAGTCATATTTTTTTGCGATTGCTCGCATCATTTCTGAACGTGACAATATTGTGATGTCATCCTTTGGGCATAATGCACATTTAACTACCATAAACTTATAATTTCTAAGGTTAACACGATGATTACAATAGATGTAACCCAAATAATACATAGCAGTAACTCTGCATCTACGGTTGATGGCTTTAGCCTAAAAATTGGTGATTGCTTTGCAAACACAAGTGATTTGATTAATTTCATTTTATTTTTAAATTAAACTAACCCATCCAAATTTAGGATGGGTTAGTGGTTAAAAAGTCTACTCGGAGTAGACTATCCTATTACTGCCTTAGACTCAGACTTAGAACGACTCAAGCGATTGGTAAGGAATTTGATTGCCTTGGCAATATCCTCATAGTCACCAATCACATCACATCCATCCGTATCATCCAACATCACACTAAGTTCACCAAAGGTGAAGGAACAAACTACCTTAGCAGTGGGCAATGCTTTTGGCTTGTCTTCCTTAGCCGATACGATGCCATCCTCACCAATCTCAACATCCGAGATTTCCTTCTCCTCCTTCACCTTGATTGGTTTAGGATTGACGAAGTCAAGCACTCCCATCACACTAAGACTGTCACCCTTGGATTTGCTCACCATCCCTCTGTATTCAGTCAACTGCTCATCCGTTACCTTGGATACTTGTAGCAGTCTGTAATAATGTGCCTTGGCTTTTCCAAATACATACATTGCGAAGTCCAATTGACTCAATTCAAGTTGAGCATCCTTGAGTGATGACTGCCCAACATCACTCTTATACCATTCTGTCGCTGATGCAACAATTCGTGACATAGTGATTGAATGTTCGAACATCACTTCATTAGCACTCTTGAAGTCTTTGTTGACTTGCTTGATAGCATCGAGATTGATTGCTCTCGACACTTTGGGATTGGCCAACCATTGTTTAACTAACTGTGGCTTACTTGTTGATACGACAAGGTTTGCAACCTTCTTTTCTTCGATTTGATTTTCTGATACTTTCATAATTTGATTTTATATATGTGATTAATACAAGAGCAAAATACGACTAAATTAAATTACCAATCAAGTCTTTTCACAAAGTTTTTCACTAACTTAGCGTAACTGCTTGATAATCAGCGAGAAAGATTTTAAAAAGTTTGGTGACGTTTTGGAATGGCGAAATTGGGGATGGGTAAAGGGATGGCTAAACCCACTGATACCAACGGTTTGCGCTGATTTTACCGAGTCTACTCGGAGTAGACTTTGTGAAGACTTTGTGGAGACTGCCGAAAACCCAAGGCATCAGCCAAGGTGAACTGCCCAATGGATGCCAATGTGTACTATGGAATGTGTGTGTGTGTGTGGATGTCCAACATACCTAGGCATCGGATAGGATGCTATAGAAATTTGAAAAATCGGTTTTCGAAATCCGAAATTCAACAACCCCCCCCTTGAATGGATCTTGGCTTTTCTTTTCGGGTACGGCTTCGCATAATGCTATATAACCAAAATACTACTATTATATAACTAAAAAAAATCGACATAATTCTTTCAAAAATCGAGAATTGGGGTTATAAAAAATCGACATGTTGGGAGTATGGGTGTACCTGGTTGTGGTTTTATATAAGTTTTCGGACTATTTCTTTTTTGAGTTTTGGAAAATTTAATTAAAAAACGACATAAATACCCGATTATATGTCGATTCTTGTCGATTTTAAATTTGTAACAATTTGATTTTAAACTATATGTCGATTATGTCAATTAATAATCTTAATTATAAGAGAAGAAAATAATAATAATATATATTTATATATATTAGTATATAGAAAAAAAAATTGACATTCGACATAAGGGCAAAAAAAAAGCACCCGGTTAAGGTGCTAATTTGTTTAAGGTTTTAAACTTCTTAGGCTATTGCGACAGAAGTAATAAGTTGTTGAGTTGCTCCAACCAATGGTAATACTGGCACAATAATTGAGTCTGGGTTAGATGCAGCACTGTTAGCAAGAGCTAAGGCATCAATTACTGCGTAGTGAGACTGATAAGTAGCATCAGCGGTAGTGAATGTAATTGTAATTACATCAGACCCAGCATGAGCTGAATAAGAGTGAAGCAATACAGTGCTTGTTGAAGGCATTGTAATAAAGTAATCTGCATTAGCAGAGATCAGAGTCTTTGGCAATGCATTTGCAGCACCAATTGTAAATTGTAAATATT